GTTTCAAGAGACATATTCTCTGAACTTTTATTACATTCGTAGCAATAATCACATCTTAAATTACAGGCATTAGTAATCTAAAATGTTACTTCACGGCAAGCTCCTAAATAATAATCTCCTTTTGTAACTAAATCAACAGGAAGTAAAGCTTCCGCAACTTCCTCTTGGTATGTTTTAAATCTGTGCGGCATAAGTATATACTATCTCCTATTCTTCGGGGTAAATTACATAATTAAGATTATTAGTTTCTCTATTGCAAGGAACATTGCCTGCATATTTAAAAGCTATTTCACGCGCAAGATTAGTAAGCTCTTCTGAATTTTTTACATAATCTTGAGAATATTTTTCAAAAGATTCTTTCAAAATTGTCGGGTCTATGCTTTCATCTTGGCAAGTTTTCAAAATTAATTGAATTAGATTACGCAAACTCATATTCTTAAAATTTAAAGTCTTATATTTTCGCGCTTCTCCTATGTCAATCCTAGCCCTAACATTCTAGTATGTCTTCATAATAAGCCTCCCGGCGCAGATAATAGCGTTTTATTGTTTCTTCTACTAATGAAGAACTTCCTTTGATAATTGATTCTTCCCAACCATCTGTAATTTTTAAACTATGTGCAATTTCCATTGCCCACATCCCAAAAAAAGAATTAGGAGGAAAAGAATTTAACTAATTAATTTGGATTTTGTTAGCTAAATTTAAAACATCTTTTGAATTAAAATAACAAATTAAAAAAGAAATAAACTAAATCATTTGTTTTTTTGCTTCTTCGTCAATTTCCAATTTTAAATACTAATCATTCAAATTAAAAATTTTCTAAATAACTTGCTCAATTTCTTCGAAAGTTTTATTTTCTATTGGCAAATCCAATTGAATAATTCCAAGAAATAAATCAATCCAAAAATTATTTTTATCAATTCTTTTATACCAAAACTAATTAAAAAAAGTTCGATAATATAATAAACTCTAAGGAAATTCTTTACAAAATAATTCAGTTACTGCTTCAACAAAATCCAAACGCCCTTTCCCAGTGAAATATTCCATTTTACCTCATACAAAAAATGTCTGGAATAACAATATCCCAGACACATAAAACTATTTTATTCAAGACAGCTTTCTTCTGTAAATGTCATACAAAATAAATTGCTGCGACTGTCTCGCTATGGCTGACCTTCTCTGGAATCGAACCGAGACATGGTGGGTTAGAGCCACCTAGACTAACCATTATCTGAAAGGTCAATATAATTGAGAGATGAAACCCATCTCTCAGATTCTATAATTATTATAGCATAATTTAACTCTCAAGTCAAATTATTAATTCTTTTTCAAACAAGGATTTAAACGCTCAAAAGTTGCACACAAACAGTCTTCATCAGATAAACATCTTGTAAGAATATTCAAAAGACAACTATCATCATCTTCTACAACAATCTTTACTGGTTTAGAATAATCTAAACTCATTAAACCAAGAATGCTTTTTGCATCTGCAATAGAACCATTTGCATCATGAATCCCAATAGGAACATTATACTAGCACGCCGTACTTTGAAGCGCTCTAATCTGTCGAAAAGAATCAATGGTTACTTCACGAAACATTAGAATCCTTCCTCAATATAGTCTTTAATCTTATTTATCTGCGCGAGACGGTTACGCAAATCTTGGCGAGTTTCACCATGAAAGGCGCAAAGAGGACAAGAACAATGAACTTTACCTTTTGATAAGCGATGTGATTGAGATTTAATTGTGTCAAACCAAGCCTTATCACAATACACATTTTTAATGATATTCTCGCGCTTGTGGATGTGCTTCTTCGCGGCTTTGCGTCTAAAATCTTCAGTCCTAGTCATAAAACCACTCCTTAATTCATTTGTTCTGATGGCACGAGTCTAAGGATTTGAACCTTAATCATACGGTTTTGGAGGCCGATATTTTACCATTAAACTACACTCGCATATAAAAGGCTGGTACCACGAGTACCTTAATCTCATTGAGAATCAATCAATGCTACCCTTGGCGCCGCCGACAGGAGTCGAACCTGCTAGCCATTTTCAGACCTACAGTTTTCAAGACTGCTTCCCACCGTTAGGATCAGCGGCATAAATGGAGCCACATAGGAGAATCGAACTCCCAACTTTTCGTTGGCAACGAAACATTTTACCATTAAACTAATGCGACATTGGTTGGGGTAAAAGGAATCGAACCTTTACATATGGAGTCAAAGTCCACTACCCTGCCATTAGGTTATACCCCAATATAATGCTAAAACCCACTTAGCAATCAACAATCTAGCGGCATTGTTTTTTATACCCGCGGTCTGTACACAACCGTATTAGTAAAGGATACCGTAGCGACCTCATTCCCCTGTCTTTTATTTTAGGTAGTAGCCGGGCCTCTAGCGCTCTTAACCTTAGTCATCACTACCCTGACTTTTTAACATTAGTGGGAGTCAGAAACCTTGGTACTCACGGTGGGATTTGAACCCACAAAACTACTGATTTTGAGTCAGTCGGCTTTGCCAATTTGCCCACGCGAGCATATCAATGTAAGATTTATTTCTCAACCTTACATTAAATATTATAGCATATATTTTTTAAAAAGTCAACAAAAAAACATATACCATAAAGCAAAAAGGAGAATGAAGAAAACTGCAATTGTAATCATATAACAGCCTTTCTATTGGGGCTAAAGAGGAGATTCGAACTCCCTCTACCAGTTCCACAGACTGGCGTGCTTAAAACCATTACACTACTAAAGCCATAAAATCAAGAAAGAAGGATTCTTTCTTGATAAATTTTTATTTCTTACTAGCCCATTTCATCGTTGTAGGAATATAAATTGGTTCATTGGGCTTTTCTAATTTTGATTCACGTTTTTGAAAATATTTAGAACGATAACCCGCACCTTCGTGCAATACTCTATCGCTCCCAAGAGTTTTAAACCACATTATTCCCTCTCTTGATTTTCTATAAATATTATAGCATAAATAGAGTAAAAAGTCAAATATTTCTATCAAGATTTAGAATAAAATTTTCAAAAGAAATAGGAACATTATCTACATCTATCAAATTTCTTTTTCTAAATGCAGCAATTTGATTATCCTTAATAAATTTAAATTCTCTATCTGTTGGTTTATAACCATAATTTTTATACGCTTGCATATAAAAATCATAACAATATTTAATTATATCTTCATTAGAATAATCATTAGTCTTTAAATTTTCAAGATAGCGGTAATAAAGATATATCATGGTAACAGTTGATTGTCTTGCTATCGCATTTATCGGAGCATTTGCTTTAATTCCAATTTGAATAGCATCAAGAGTGTTATAAGTAAAACCAATTAAATCTCTATGTCGATAATCAAAATTATTTTCCCTTGTAATAGATTTTTCATTCCATTTCCAAGAGTAAGTAATACGATCTTCAAAACGGATTCCGTTATTGGGGTCTTTCCGCGCGCAAAGCATTACTGCGCAGTTAAAACCTTTATCTTCATTTTCTCGACTATCGCTAAAAACAATTTTATTTTCATTAAGAAATTCACGAGAATAAATCTTTCCAAATATCCATGTGTTATCTTTTACATGGGGAATTTTTCGCCCATCACTACATTCTTCAACGAATGACGTAAATACGGCAGGTCTTTTCTTATTTACAAGCATCAGCCCGCGCATATATTCTACAGCATAAGCATTTTCAAAAATATCATCTGCATCTATAAAACAAACATAAGGCGCAGAAGTAATATCTAATCCTAATTGTCGAGCATAGCCTGGTCCTTTATTCCGATTTAAATGAAGAACATTTATATTTAAAAACCGTTTAAAAAATGCAATAATATCATCAATATTTTCATCAGAACAATCATCTATAATGGTTACATCTATATCATTAGAAATTGTCTGCACTTGAATACTACTTAAACATCTAACTAAAAAATCTTTTTGGTTGTAAAAAGGAATTATAACATCAACTCTCTGATTGTCCATCCTTTAATTCTTTCTCCTTAGATTCAATTAACTCTGCTTCTGCGGATTCAATAATCTCTGCGACATTGTCAACTTCAAAAAAATAACCAACTGAATCAAAAGCTCTCTCACGAATCATGCAAAAAGTCGCAGGATTTTGACCAAGAATAGATTCTAATTGCTGTGAATTAAGTCCAGTGTAAGTCATAATCTTTTTAACGCAATCAAGCATTATTTTGCGGTATTCTTTTGCATCACCGCGCTCAAGCTGATAAAATCCTTGGACATAAAAATAAATAAACAAGAAAGAACTTAAACCTTGAGATAAAATTTCTTCTAAAGATAATTCATTATGCAATTTATCAAGAGGTCCTAGTGCGCTTGTAACATAATCTTGAAAATGATTGCAAAATAAATCTAAACCAGTTTCGCGTCTATGAGATAAAGATTCTGGACGATTAACCCAATTATAAATTATTAAATCACAATTTAAAGTTGGCGCGCCAAGGTGCTCTGTCATTAGACGTGTTAAAATTGAAAAATAAATATCTTCATGGGTCTCAAGCCCTTCGCAAAAAGTTAAATCGTAGTCTTTTAAAAAACTTCTTCTAAAAAATTTCCCATGAACCCAATTCATTCCTTTTTCAAGAGAATAAGGAACTACTTCGCCAGATTGAGTTACCTCTTGAAACCTAGTTTGAATTATATTGCGGCTGGGATTATTGCGGATAATTGTTCTAACTCTATTAAAAGTATTTGGTACAAAGAAATCATCATGGTCACAAAAAATAACCCAATCACCATCAGCATTGTCAATACCAAATTGACGAGCCATACCAGTTCCAAGATTCTTTTCAGTTTTTACTTTTTTAATATGAAGTGTTTCTTCATAAGGTTTTATTACTTCATCAAATGGTTCTGTTGAACAATCGTCTACGAGTATGACTTGAATTTTATCGCCTAAATGCTAATTCACAATTGATTCAAGTGTCGCCGCGATATACGGAGAACTATTAAAACAAGGAATTACTATTGAAAATTGATACATAAAAAATACCTCTTATGAGTATAATTATACTATTTCTAATATAATTATATCACAAGAGGTAAATATTGTCAATTATTTATGGATATAAATAACTTCATCAAAATTGGGAGAAAAAGAAAGATAAGCATAAGGAGACCAGGAAGTATCTACTTCTCCAATAAGAGGAATTTCATTTAAATGAGTAAAAGATTGTGAGACTTTAAAATGCTCAATTTTCTTATGAAGCAAATCGCAATCCCATTTATCTACATCATGCTGAACTCGTTGAATATAATCCTTTAAATCAAGAGGAGCATAACGAATAGACCCCTGCCAATCATTTTTAACATTGGTTTTATCTGCGTTCTTAATGCCAAGCTCATATGGCTCATGCACTTCATTTTTTAGCGCGCCCGCACCATGTCGAGTAAAATAACTCCGAGTAACATAGCACACTTCAACATCAAATACTCCATCCAATTCTCTTAATTGTTCGATTACCCAATCAGAACCAGTATGAGATGGAGTAAGATGCGGAAAATCTTTTTTATTATCCATATCGAGAGCAAGCCCCTGCCCGCCCTCAAAAATCAAAGTATCATAATAATCTGAAATTTCATTTAAAGAACTAAAATAAACGGACTTTTTAAAATCCATTAAGTCTTTTACAAAATTAGCAAGAGTGACCTCACTGAAAAAGTTCTTGCGCCACTCGATTGTAAAGACAATGTCTGTTTCTTTCATCCGCTTTTCAGCAAAATATTTATCTCGGATAAATTTAATCTTACTGTAAAGTTCACCAAAAGACATAAAAAGCTCTTTACAAGTAAAATGAAATCCCTTATTTACTCGATTAAAAGTTTCAAAAATTCCACAGCCACAAGAACCATGGCGGCTTTTCCCTCTTGATTGTTCAAGAGCCTGATTAAATAAAATATCATAAGGGGTCGTGATTTCACAATTCCAATCAACCCAAGTTCGCCCACGATTTACATGAAGTTCCTCTAATTCCTTTTTCTCAGAAAGAAAAATAAAAGGATTAACCATGAAATGATAATTGTAAAAGGTATCTACATCTTGATATGACGCTGCGCCAAAAGCATGAAAAACGTGACGAAAATCTCCATTTTCTACAGTATGCCCACGCTGAGCACCGCCATTGAAAAGAATATTCAGACACTTTTTATGCTTCTTATCAGCTTCGCGTGCAAAGTAATTGGTCATTAACCCTTTACCTTCGTCGCCATAATTTGCGCCAATAACTACCTTTACTTCTTTCACGGTTAATCCTTTCTTTAATTACCAGTTAGTCCAAGCGGTATCTTCGCTAGTCGGCTCCACGCTTTCAAGAGTCTCAAAGCCGTTATAATGACCCTCGACAATAGCCGTGATCAAATTCGGAAGCTGCTCAAGAGTAGCTACCTTATAATGACCAGTGGGGAGAATCTTCTCAAAAGACTCATCAATTCTCTTCGCGCGATAATCATAGCTGCTAGACGGATCATCAATAGAAATGTGGAAAATATCATACTTCTCCGCAGTCTCATCGTACAGCTCTTTAGTCTTGACGCCAGCCTGGAGACTATCGCCAGTTGCTTTCTTGAGTCCATAGGCTTCAAGAATCGGATTAAGCGGCTCGTCGCCCAAAGTGATAATCAAACCCTTTTTGCCTTTTGCCCAGCAGTCCAGCTTACAGTGACGGCTACCCATATACCACGCGGCAGTATAACTCTCATAGCCGTTACCGCCACCGCCACCTTCAAAATAAATCTTCTCCATCTGCTGCGCGATACGAACATCGCTCTCAAACTGAGTCAGCTGAATAGGAACTCTATCGCATTCGACGTCACCAATACCCATAAACATAAACTGAACATCTTTGGTCTTTTTAACAACTTCAGTCATAATATCGCTCAGTTTCTGCGCACAACGAGCAGAAGCACTACCCATAGAGCCGGTCACATCAAGACCGATAATAACCGGCAAACTATTAGGATGCTCTTCAGAATCGCAAGCCTCTCGCATTACGTTCATCGGAGAAAGCGCCTGATTAAGGCTTCTCTGCTCGTAAATATCATAAACAGATGCAGCATTAAGTGCATCCATACTGCACGTTTTAGTAGTAGAACGATACGCAGTATAACTCTGCGCAGTCCAAGAACCTCCACCCATAAATATACCTCTTTCTTTAATTAAACAGTAGTATTTTTGCTATCAGTAGTTGCCGCTTCAGCAGGAACGGCAGTCTGAACGGGAGTAGTCATTACTGCCGGAGTAGTAGTAATAGGAGCAATAGGATTCATAGCATTCATCAATCCAGCAAAAGGATTATTATTGCCCATCATAGACATTGCCATGAAAGCCATCATCTTATTATCGCCAGAGCCAGAACCCTTTAGCATCTCAGACATCATCATAATCTGCATAATGTTTTTCGGATCAACACTGGTACCATTTGCGCCGCCAAACATGGAGACAATCTTAGAATAGAAATAAGTATTGCCAAGGAAAACCAGATGCTCGGGTACAATGGTCACAATAGTCGAATCTTCATAACGGAAAGCAGTAATCTGGTTATTTTCAACCTTGATAACTGCGGCAGGTTTGTTATTTACAAGGATAATATCGCCCTTAAATAGCGTATTGGTCGGAATGCAGAAGAACATTTCATCGCCAACATCAAGCACAAAATCAGAGCAGTTGACAAGATTGCCAGTTGCGACATCATAAGTCTTATAGCCGTTAGAAGTCTTAACTGCAATGCCACCAGTCAAACTAAGACGGCACCAACCAGCAGGAACCTTTCGGAACATTTTATTAAAACTATCAAACATAGAATTTACTCCTTTTTATATTTTCTGTAATTATTATAGCATACTTACCATATTTTGTCAAATATCTTCTTTTCTGCATCCTTGCTCCCAAAATTCCTTGCTGGGAGCCATCCATTCAATTTCACGATGAGGAATAATAACTACTGCATTGCTACCATTCAATCTGAAATAAAAACTGCCATTTGCAATATTCTCTAATTTACCGCAAAATTGTCGTTTAATAGTAGTCTTGGACATAAAGAAATCATTCTTTAAGCAGACAATATATTCTACTTTCTTGATTTCCATACTATCTCCTTTCTCATTTTCTATAATAATTATAACATAAGAATTAAAAATTGTCAATAAAAAAGGCATGGATTTCTCCATGCCCTAAAACTTATTCTAAATTTTCGTCTTTATAATCAGGAAAATCTTCAACTACTTCCTGAGTTTCTTCAAATATTTCTGGAATAATTGTAACTAAAAATGGATTTTTATTAGAAAGGCGGACTCCATTTGGATAAGTCGTTTCAACTTCGGTCTAATAAGTTCCCATTCCCGCAATGTCCTTTTTAAATAAAACACATTGGGCTTGTCCATTCTCGGCATCTACAATTTTAGCTTCTTTCCAAAATTCCGTTCCTTCTGAAGGATTTGCAAATTTAATTCTAATTTTTGAATTAGTTATATCAGAAACTATCCCATCTTTAGAAATAGTAAAAAGTAACTTAATACCATTATCATTCTGTTGGAGTGTTATTTTTTGTGCCATTTAAATCACTCCTAACTTTTCACCCAAGAATTATAAGTATGACGGTCAAGGAATTGTAATCCATAAAACTCAAAAGTAGAAGCAGCCGCAGAATTAATGCGGATTGAATGCCAACCTTTTGATACTATATCAATTACAGGAGCAGTATAATCTTTAACTTGGAACTTTGAATAGTAACCCTTATTACTCAAATTTTTCCATGTAATAGAACAAGTAGATGGGACACTAATACCATTTGTTGCATGTTCATCGCCATCATCTACGATTAAACTCTCTTCATTATTCCATTCAAATGTATTCTGCGGACAGCCTTGGGTCGCGCCAAAATCAAGCGCTAAATCAACCTTAAATTTACCTTGCTTTTCAGCATCAGTATAAACAGAAGAAGCACTTGCATACAAATAAGGAACTGCAACCATTCCATCTTGAGGACAATAGAAACTATAATAAATAGCTCCATCATCTTGCTGATTGTTTGCGTTAGTATGACGTTTAGTTAGCTCTACAATTTGATTTGCATAAATATCAGCATAAGTAGTTCCTAAACTAATATCCTTTGCAAAACTAAAGCTATATTTACTATCGCCTTTAACTGTTGATGGAATTGAATTAGGATTATCCATCCAATAAGTAGTTCCAGCCGCAAGATTTTGAGTGTTATTGTAGCAAAGAGAATAAACTTTTTCATACATTGCCCAATAAGCATCACCATAAACTTTAGTCTCAATCATCTTCTCGGAATCCCAAGAATCTGTTGCAGCATTGGCCACATCAGTAGCATAAGCTGTCGCAATAGGAGATGCGACTTTCGCTACTGCACTATTAATATCTGAGCGTGCTTTCAAATCAGCTTGACGCCATAAGACATTATAATAGGGGAAATTGTCCAAATTAAACTCAATCTTTTGTCCATCTGGAGTATTATATACTAATTGTCCATCAACAATTTTTGCAGTTTCGTTATTGCTTAATGGATAATTCATGTAAACAGTTAAGCCCATATTTTCACGGCTTGGCTCTGTTGCATAAAGGTCTGGACTGTTCAATAATGTAGGCATTGTTGGAGAATGCTTTGAATAATCAATAACGGCATTGCCGCGTACATTGATATTATCCTATTGAACACGAGTAGACAAGAATAAACCATCTTCAACAACTAATGGGCGACCTAAATATCCAGCAATAAACAATGCTGCCATCTCTTTACCAACTGTATTATTACCGTCGTTAGTCATATGGGTAAAATCAATACATTGATTACCATTGAAGTTACGGTTAAAGTCGCTTCCATCAATGACTGGAATACCATACAACTTGCCAATCTCTTGAAGAACTTCTGCATAAGCCATGACTTGTTGGCGTTTATCAAAATCATAAGAAGCAGCTTGAGTTTGAAGAACTGGTGTAATAATTACGCAAGGAGTTCCATTATCAAGCTCACGCTCAATTAAAGCAGTATAATATTTAAAAAACTCATCAACATGACCTTTATATGCACTATTGACAAAATCTGCACTTGCGTCATTGATACCAAGATTACATATCCAAATATCTGCGCCAGAAGCATCCCAACGATTATATGCACAATAGGCATCGTCACCAGTGTAAATTTGGCTTACAAGCTCAAACTTATCAAATTCTTGCCCGTCTTTAATACCTTTACCAAAGACTTCGTTGAGCGCTTCAATCATTACTTCTGGCGGACGCACTTTAGATTGACGAGTACTGCCACTCTTCTTTAAGGTACGATCAAAAGCAGAAGCGGTTCCTTTTCTATTATCTTTATACATACCATCTGGATAAGTGAAAGTTGTAGGAACAGCAATTACTGTCGATGCATCCAACTTTTCATTTACGTTGCCAGTATAATAATTTGTTGCATTACTATCGTCATTAACACCTGTTGATTTTAAAGTGTTATAACCAAACCAAACAGAATCTCCGCACATTGCAATCTTAAAATGGGTATCTGCAAGAGTATCCCAACAGTATTGTGTAAAAGTACGAAGTTTATACTACTTCTAACCCATCAAATAGATTTGCTTTTGATGGTAAGAATCATATTTACTTAACTTTTCAATTTGATTTTCAAAGTTATTAAAATTATCTTGATTATATTCTGGACCGTTATCAATCCATTCTGTCTTTTTATACTCTGGTATTAGCACTATTTATCTCCTCCTTTATATCGGTACTAGATATATTTTCGGTGCGAGGTAAATAAATTACGCTACAATAGTCACGAAGCGATTCAAACTTACCTTTCCAATCGTCTCCCATGACAAAAATATCTACTTGATTATTCATTATGTCGCGCTTTTTCTGCCACCAGTTATTTTCTGGAATGATTAAATCAACGCAATCAAGAGTAGATAGTAATTCTTTCCTCTAACTAAAGGTAAAGTAAGATTCTTTTCCTTTATCTCTATTAAATTTATCTGTTGATAAACCTACAATTAATCTATCTCCCATACTTCGCGCGCGAAGAAGAAGATTTAAATGCCCTTGATGAAGTAAATCAAAAGTGCCATAAGTTAAGACAGTTTTCAAAATAAAGAGTCAAACTCCTTTTTCGTTTCTTCATTGTATTTATATGGGTCAAATACAATAATAGGTTTGTTCCAAGAATGAATCGAATCTTCAAGTGCAGCTCTAATAGCGTATTCATCTGTTCCATGAATTAAAATATCTGCTATATCCGTTACTCCCTTATCTGCACCAAAATCTGTAACAATAGTTTTTCTGCCAAGTACTTTCGCTTCAATTACAGAAAGTCCTTGTCCCTCATAGATAGATGGAAGAATATTATAATTCGCATTCCTCATATTAGCAAATGGATTTTTATTATATGGAATTAAATGAATAAAATCGCAATCTTTTATTTCTTTAAGAATCTTATCTTTTAATTCTCCATCACCCATAATATAAAGTTGAGTCTTATTATATTTTACATGAAAATCTTTAAAAGCTTTAATCAAATTAAGTTGATTCTTTGCGGGAGAAAGACGCGCCACATTCAAATAAACTGCTTCTGTCGAAAAAGAATGTGGCTCAAAATTTGCGTATTTAGAATTTGATTTTTCAAATAAATCATAAGGTTGAACAATAAAATTATGAACTAATGCCATCTTAGATCCATAAAAAGGAAAATCTTTCTTATTAGCTTCTAAGCATTGCTCACTAACAGAAACTATTTTATCATACATGGAGTAAGTGGAATAAACTGCATTAAGAGAATCTTTTAAAGGATATTTACCATCAATTTCTCTCATTTGATCTAATTTCATTATATTATGTTGCCAAATAATTTTTTGAGTAATGGGAAGATTTTTAATCCCATAGGCAAAAAAATAAGCATAAAAAGGACTATAACCAGTAAAATTGATTACCGCATCAAAATGAGTGTCGCCAAAACAACGCCTCCATTCTCTGCGGTAAAGCTCACGAGGAAACACTTTATCTAATTCAAAAGAATCTATTCCTTTTTTAAGGCAGATTTCATTTGCACAACGCTCAAGTAATGTTTGATTATATGTCCCCGCGCGGACAAGTAAACGGACATTAGGATTAATTTCATTTATTTTATCCAAATAATCTGAATTATCTTTTTTCAAAAGGATAAGCGAAACATCATATTTATTGTAATCAATTCTATTGAATAAAGAAAGAATAGAAGATGTAACTCCGTTTGGCTTAAAATCTCCGGCGTAAAACAGCAAGCGTTTTTTACTGTCTGTTTCTAATGTACTAAAATCTATTTCACTTAAAAGCTTTATTAAAAATTCATGAATATTTATATCTTTATCAGTCCAGACATTACTCCCTTGTTCCCAAACTTGCTTTTGAACTTTCTCCCAATAATCATCAAGATTCTCAAGATATGTTTTAAAAGTCTCAATATTCTTCGCGGGCGCACATGGAAAGTCTTGGTATAATCCTTGCTTTTGACAATATTCCTCATAATCAGGCGCATAAAAAATAACTGGATTATCACCATAATTTATCCAATCATAAAAAACACTTGAATAATCTGTCACCAACAAATCACAAATTGGAAATAAAGTATTTATATCAATAGAAGATGGAATATATCTTGCTCTATTTTCATAATCTACATGGTGCGCTTTAACTAAAACACGATAGCCGTAATTTCCTAATTCTCGAATAATTTCAGTATCAATAGAATACTTCCCATCGCGCCAAGTAGGAGCATACAAGGCGATTGGTTTTCTTTCTTTTGATAAATCCATCATTCCTACCATGTCAAGTTGTTTAAAAACTTGTCTTTTAGGGATGATTAATTCTTTTCTAAAATCCTTTGTACGGATTATCTTACTATTACACAAACCATCAAGTCTCGCAGCGCCCAAATACATTTTTTCTATTGAATCATTACTAGCAAGTAAATAATCAGCACTTAAAAAATTTCGCATAACATTTCCAGTATTCATTTTATTATTAGGAATATCAAAAAATAGTTTTTTACGCGGGATGCCATGCCAAGTATTTACATAAGTTTGTCCCGGTTTCTTTGTCCAATAAGTAGGAAAAGTATTATTATTAATTAAATAGCATGCTATTGAAATATATTTAAGGTAATCATCTGAACCATATAAAATAAATCTTACATTTGGTTTGTCTGCATATTCTAATAATCTAAAATTATTATTTTCAAAATTATTAATTACCCAAACATGAATATAATCATCAAATCTTTTATCACGCAAAAATTCCAGAAAAATTGCGTAAGGACTATCAATCATACCCGCGCCCGCAAATGACTCATATAAAATAACGTTGTTCTTAACTGGCATATTGTAATAATCAATATACTTTTCTAAGAACAACGCCTGTTTATTATTATGAGATTTTCTGGCGCTTTCAATGATACTTAAAATTTCATCATTCAAGCGCGTCACACCCTAACTTTTTATAAATTTCCTCAGCAGTCATTAATGTATTCTTAGACGAATCAGATTGAATTTGAATGTCTTTCTCGTCTAATTCATAAGCATCTGCCATATTAGTACTCCACTTCTATCTTATACTCAGATGTGTAAGAAACGTTAATATTATAAATTTTGTCTGTTGAATTAACCATGTTTAATTCTGGTTGGATACCTATTTCAAGAGGAGTATTAATTAAATAAGTTCCAGAAGAACCAGAATCATTAATTCCAATTAAACGAATATAATAATTTTGATTCTATAAGGGAATAATAACACTACCTCTGTTCCAAGCATAGGTATTATATAAAGTATAATCCTCTGATTCAAGAGATTTAATATACACTTGAACGCGCGGAACTCTTGAACCAGTCCAACTAACTTTTAATTGAGTCGGACTAATTAATTCAAAAGAAGCAATAATTTGGCTATAAATCTTTTCGTCGATTAGTAATTGATTTCTTCGCGCGGAAACAATATTCTCGCTGACTATCAAGCCAGGGAAAGCCCAAACTGTTTCTGAAATAGGCAAGAAATTTGGCGCGCCAGATGGTCGCTCGCTAATTCTTAAAAAAACTTTATTACCGATACTTTCTTGAGGAATAGAACTAATTTTTAATTTCTCTTGATAATAAATATCATCTTTCTTAACACGGTCAATTCTGAAAGGTAATTTAATAGGAAGCTAAATTCCTATTTTATATTTATCTAAAGCCGTAGGTAATTTTATTGGAAGCTAAATTCCCATAATAATCACCTCAATCTTGATAAATTAGTGTAGCTGTGCTAGTATATTTTTGTCCATTTATACCAGAATCATCAATATGAGTTTTGATATAAATTGGAGCTTTCACATTGTCATAGCTAATAGTAAAATCAGATAAGCGATAAGATAAAGAACCTTTTTGTAAGTTGACATCGAAATAAGTCTTTCCGCCAGTGGTGTAAGTCTTATCAGAATCTTCAAGAACTTTCACTTTTTCATTTGTGCGGCTGGTGCTTGTCCTATTTTCACTCCATGCATATTTGTACAAATCAATTTGTTCATTATCTTTATAAAATTCAAAGCAAGGAACTCCATTTTCGTTATTATAAAGACGGATTCTAAAATTCGTCAAAAGAGGATAATAGTCTAGCCAAGTTGAACCAGTATCAGCAATAATTGTACCATAGCTTCTATCTGACTATCCAGCAATACCTTTTCCGCCAACTGTAATCTTTAATTGGAATTTATTTTCATATTTAGGACTAGTAAAAAATTCAATTAAATATCCAGTATTATCATTGTCTTTTGGATTACCCATGCCATTTATACGGGCAGCAAAAATAGCCATTGAAACATTTTGCTAATTTGATGGCAAGCTATTAAATGTTTCTTTATTATAAGTATAACCCATTTTGAAAGAAAAGTCAATATTTTTTGCATTTTCAAGAGCAAGTTGACTTCTTCCATAAGATTGAGAAGTAGAATCATCTTGATAATAAGTCAGAATAGGCGGAGTAAAATCTTGCTTCGCACTTCCAAGTAAATATTTAAAAATACTTGAACTTGTATCTTTAAAAGAATCAACAGTAGTATCTTGACCAGTAGCAAATTTTCCTGCTTCTACAACTCCTAAATCAAGAGTTGAAGAATAAATTTTACCATCTAAGCTAAAAGTCTACCAATTTGAAGCCAATACAGAATCTGCATCTGTACTGTCTTCAGCTGTTGAAGTAATGCTTACATTTTGCGCGGCTTCATCACCATCATTTTTAACATAGATGGTAGAAATATGGTCATAACCTCTGCGGACTTTTCCTAAATCTAATCCAATAGTAGTGTCTAAAAGTTTAGAAGCCGCATCATAGAACTATAATTTTACACTCATTTATTAATCCTCCGAACCATAATTTATATCAAGAAGAAAATATTGAGTACCAGATAATTTAGTATCTGATGGAATTTGGCTTCTTAGATATATAATACCTAAATCGTTTTTAGTTATCATTTTAATATTGTCAATAACCATATTAGACATATTGGCAGAAATCGGCTCGTAGCCAATAATTTCTGGAATAGACTCTGCCGCGGAATAACAAGACTTGCGTTTATCTTCTTCTAAGACATAGATAAATGATGGGTCTTTAGTTGTATCTGTTGTATCCAACCAAATCTTAAAAACTGGAATTCCATCTTTATCCTCAAGAGAAATAGTAACTTCCGTGCCATTTACAGAGTTCCCTAAATCAAAATCTTCAAGAGGAGTCCACCACGCCTTATTCTTCTTTGGATCACCATACCAAATCTATAAAGCATATTGGTGTCCAAGCTAATAAATTGTATCTTTAAAATCTTCCCTTATCCCAGAAATTGTAACAATATAATTATCTCTAAAAATCCATCCAATGAAAGAATTTTTTAAACAGCTCATTGTTGCAGAAATAGTAAAATCTTTTGCTTTTCCTAAAATATTTTCAGATGGGATTAAAATTGCAGTTGTGTCAGTATTTTCTGGAAGATTAGAAAATCGAGAGTCTACTCCATAGAAATATAAAGATTTTGAATAAGCATACCAAGGATCAATTGATGCTGAATTATGCCATGTTACCCAATCGTCACTTGCTATTGGTCGTGCGGATTGATAATCATAAGTATCAAAATCCTCGACATAAATATTTTTACCAACTGCAAATTCTCCTGGCGCAATATTCCCAAGAGAAAGAGTTTTATCATAATCGTAATCTTTACTAAAAGATAGTCCTTTCCAGTCTAAAATTGAAGTGTTATTATTATACGCTTCAAAAGAAACGATGGGATTTACAGCCGTTTTTGTTCCAGAATTATAAATTCTTAATGCTCCTATTCCAGAAGCTCCTTTAAAAATATCTCCTAAGCTATAAGTTCCATTTAGCGCGGTCGATATTTTGGTTGTTTCATCATAACTATAAAAATCTAATTGAGCCGCCATTATATCACCGCCTTTTATAAAGTTTCTATTGGTCGCCCAAGTACAATAATTTGCCCAGTAGTTGCATTGCCTTTAGCAATTACTTTAAACTTTATTTCTAAGAAATTGCCTGGCGCGAGGGTTTCAGCAATAAGCTTTTTTTCTTGGTCATTTTGAATAAGTTTTATATCTAAATTATCATCAGAATTTGGATATATGTAACAAAGTTCATTAAGCGCGCCTTTATTATAAAGGTATCTTGTTGCAATTTTTTCTTTATTTAATTGAACAAGATTGAAAGGAATTTTATACATGAATTTATTAGTTGTTACATCTAATTGTCCTTCTAGTGGTTCTGTTGAAGCGTCTGGTTTTAAATAAAGACTAAATCCTTCTACTGAAGCATCAAATAAAACATCAATATTTAGACAATAGCCCATAATACGATAACCATTTGAATTTAAGTGGATGCCGTCGCCAGATTTTTTAACAGTTCCATCTGCATTTAATTCTGAACCAGAAGAATAAACATCATTCATGCGATAGTTAGTGGGGTCAGTTGGATCTTCTCTTAAATATTTCCCATCTTCTTGAGCATTAAAAAAATCAACCATATAAACATCATCAAAAGACGCCACATAATCTTTAAGCCAACTATTAAAAGCATCGAATGCTTTTTTCATATCTGCACTTAAACCGTTTCGAGGTAAAAGATTTCCTACTACTGGAACAACTCCATTATTAAGTGCCAAAGTAATCATTGCTTTTACTGCTGGAACCAATCCATAATAAGTTGTTCGCGCACCGTTCTTTTCAAACACAATTGGAGTTTCAGTAAAAATCCATTCATCCATTGTTGCACTTGAATCAATGCCAGAAATTGCCGTCGCACCATTAAACAAAGAGAGGTCATTAGTTCCGCATTGAATGATTGTATAATCTGGATGCAAAGAAAGAATTTCTTTTTCAAAACGGTTTTTAACTTGATAGCCAACTTCTTCTCCAGTGCCATAATTATACACATTATAATTTTTACCAAGCCTATAACTAAGCCAGTATTGATATTGAGAAGTTACATCTTCAGAAGTATTATCATTAGCATAACTTACTCCATTACAACAGTAAGTACCTTTATGATCTTCCGCACGGAACGCAGCGTGTCCGGCGGTAATAGAGTCTCCAATAGTGCCAATAATAGCTAAGCGAGTAATAGTTTTTAAATCAAAAGAAGAAGAGTAAGATTGATTTTCGCAATCATAATCAAGAATTAATTGGATGTCATTTCTTTCTCCTATTGATGAACCACGAATTGGAGAAGTTGAATAATAACAATGATGGTATTTATCATCTTGAATTGCAAAAAGAGAAAATATTTCTCCTTTTGAATGCGAAATTGCATTATTACGTTTAACTGTCACAAGAAAATTATTTTCATCTTCTTGCTTATCTTGAATAATAAAATTTTCTATGCCGTCAGTAAATTCGTCACCTATTGCGCAATCAAATACGTCGGCAATTAAAAACTAGGTTTGTTCATCATCAATATCTTCTAATAAAACAATAGGATCAATATTACTATTGAGAACACCAGAAGACATAATAGTTTTATTACCTAATGAATCAAGAGAATAAAGCTGAGTATAATCTGTAACAATAATTGCTTTTGTTGATGAATTATGTGACATGGGAATCGTAGAATGGTATCCTCTTGATATGGTTAATCTCTTAGTTGAATAATTAACGGATTCAACTAAAATTTCTTCATCATCAACTTTTAAAATACTTCCTGGCGCGATTCCATTAACATTCGTTAAATCTAAATAAGCCTGAGAAGTATTAATAGCATACTAAAGGAAGTAAATTCGTCCTCGTAATGAAAGCTCTATTAAAGTGTATTTTTTATTATCATCTGCTTTTAAATAAATAGTATTATGTTTTGTTTGATAAGTAACTATATTATGATAAGTTGAAAAACCCTCATTAGAAGCATCTAATAAAGAGCCATCATAGCTCTCAGAGTATAATCTAATAGCCATAACAGTCTCCTTAAATAATTTTCATATTGACCATACCAATGTTCAAATCGTCATCATAATTTTCAAGAGCATAACCGATTACTTGATCGCCATATTCTGCGCGCTTGCCTACTCCTGGCACTGCACTAATAGTTATTTTATCACCTTTTTCTATTGGTGCTAAAACTTTAACTTTTACTCGTCCAGCAAGTCCTACAGGAATATATTTATTAATATTGTATTCAACAAAGCCACGTCCTTCTGGCGGATTCTCACCACCGATCAAATGACTAAATTGATTAGAATGAACACCAATTAATAGTTTATCTCCGGCTGACGCGCGTTTATAGGCTTCTTTTTCAGAATTCATGTCAAGGGCAATAATGTCACCCGGCTCGGTATAACCACTTCTTGGGAAAAATTCCGCGTAGTCATTGAAAACTGAACCAAAGACTTGAGAACCAGTTATTGAACCATCAGCTTTAATATTATTTTTAACATATAAAGAATTAGCTTGTAGTTCATTATTGACTGTAACTTTTTTACTCGATGTTACGTCATTATTAAAAACTGTTTGCGCCGTAACATTTAAAGTACCACTAGTAATATTAGTTGTTGCGCCACCTAAATTCTAAGTACCATTTAGATTAGTAGTTCCGGTAGAATCAATAGTGTCTGTATACTTTACAGAGCCAGAAAATTTCGCAGGGCCACTTATATTTAATCCATTTGATATTGTAACTGGATTAGTAGTAAAAGAAGTTTTCCCTGAAAAAGTATTTGTCCCAGAAGAATTAATTCCACCAGCAATGTTTAAAGTAGAACCTGGAGTTGTTTCTAAAATACCAGAAAGTTCATTTTCTCCTTTTAGAGAAACATTACCAGAGAAAGTTGAATTTCCAGTAAAAGTATTTTCTTTTGAAAAAGTTGTTGGACAAGAAAATTTTACATTATTGGTAAATTCCATCTGAGTATCGTACACAATGGTTGTTGTTGAAGCGGTACCACTTGCTGACATACCAGATAGATAATTTATTGTATCATATAACTCTTGAACTGGCTAACCGCCAGCTCTACTAGGGTCAAGATAGTATTTATTAGCCATCTATTTTATCCCTCCATTTTTTATCTAAGATTAAAGTAAAAAAGTGCTAAATATTATATAATAAAAAAATAGGGAGAGACAATCAGTCTCTCCCATTAAATTACTTATCTAGCTTTTCGAGAATTGCACTCAAAAAATCATCAGTCTTTTTTACCGCAGTTTTAGTTGCATCTTTTGCCGCGGGAACAACTTTAGTAGAAAAAATCTTAGCAAGCTCTTTCTTGAGGTCCTCTTTACTTACCTTTTTGCCATTAAGATAAAAAGTATACTCCTTATCTTTATCACAACAATCTTTAAGGATTTCCTCAAGACGCTCTTCTGCGTCCTTTACATGAGAAGTACCGAAAAAGTCATCGAGGAAATCTTCACCTTCGTCTTCGTCAAAATCCTCTTCATCAAGCTCTTCATCACAGCCGCAATCACAGTCACAGTCACACTTGTCATCACAGGCATCTTCACAAGTGCCAAAATTAAGCTCTCCATCATAGAAATCGTTAAGCAACTCTTCCATAATGTCTGCGCCATAAGCTTCATTGAAGATTTCAGCTTCCTCAATGAACTCACGCAGATGGAGAATCAAAGAATCCTTATCCATCTTACGGCTCTCATCATAGTCTTTCTTTTCAGAGCAAGTTGCTTCGTGAGCTTTACACTCTGCTTCAGTCTCAAAAAGCTCGTCACAATAATCGCAGCAATAAAATTTCTTCATATTAAATATACTCCTTTTAAGTATGTGTTTTTCTTAACTTTCTATAAATATTATAACATGAAGTTGAGAAAAAGTCAATGAATTTAACCAGAAAAAGTTCTCCAAAAAGTTGTCCATTTAATATTGAATTCTTGAGCTTTTGTTTTTGACATAATATAGTCTCTAACTTTCGTAGGATCACCCTAGGTAAAAGTAAAATTACCATGAGATTTTTGAAACCCTAAACTATTGCTATTTATAAAATTTAAATAACCTTGGGAATAAGCTCTTTGATTTTCTAAAGAAGTTGCTAATTCAGATTCATCAAAAGTTTTAGCAAAAGTAATATTAGTTGCCATTGCTTTTGTTTCATTATCATTAATAAAATCATATAAAGCAGAGAAAAAAGCTGAAGCAGTTATGTATTTGCCATTTATTAAAAATAAATTAACAACAGTAGAAGCTCCAATGTTTAAGCCGGCAACTTTTATATTTTTACCAGTTTTACTAGAATTGAAACCTAAAGTATTTCCAATTTCTTCCATTCCGACAAAAGAAATTGCTGCCCTGTATGCTTGAATAGCTTGATCTTTATTATTCGCAGAAATGCCACCTTGTGCAGCATTTATCAAAAGATAAGCTAAATCTATAAAATTATCTTCTGTCAGCATTCCAGTTTCACTAAAAACTGGACTACTATAAATTCTATTTAATGCTGATCCTAAAGTACCACCGCCATAAATATGAGTTAAGTATTTATCTGTATGGCGTTTTTCTTCATTTTCTAAACGCGCGAAACCTTGATTCATTTTTGCACTGATATTTACCTAATATTTAGAAGAAAATTTACTTGTATCATTAAAATCAAAATTAATTTTTAAATCTGTCTGACCAACATTATACTCATCTGCTCTCACTAATTTACCAGAAGATAAATCCATTTTAGAATATTTTCTTGAATCATTACCTGTATGAGTTAATGTAACTCCAACACCTAATTGTCCATAAATCTATGGTAAATAAAATTCATTTAAAATATTAGCTAATATTTCTTGAAATTGACCATGCTTTTGAGTTAAATCTCCTTTATCAGTTCTTTGCATTTCAAATTTAGCCTAGTCTCCCTAAGCTATTAGGGCTTTAATCTGTTCTGGCGTTTTTTTACCTTTAGATATTTCTGACATAAAATAAACTAATAATTCATCTTCCAAACCACTTTCTTGAAATGCTTGTCCCATAGAACCAAAATAATCTCCAACAATGGACCAAGTATTCCCTTTTTGACTATAACCATAAGTCTTCCATTTATTTTTCATTCTTTCAAATGCCTCTTGATAAGTTACAGCTTTTGATGCAGCAGTCTAAAGACCCCAAGTATCTTGGTGTAATTTTCTCCAAAAAGCATCCGTTAAATCTTTCTCACCGCGCGAGTTCATAACAATATCTCCCGCAGTAAGTGTGCCCGCCATTGTATTAAAATAACGACTATTAAAAAATTGCATTAATTCTGCTTGAGAAGTTGCTCCGCCTTTTTGAATAATATTCTAAATTTCGGAATAATTTGCATCAGCTTTCAAATATTCTTTAATCGTTTTTGTTAAATTTGAGTCATTATCTAAATGAGAACATAATTCTGCGACTAAACCATATTCTGTCTATAAACTAATCTGCTCTGCGGCTCTGATAGAATCTAATAAACGTTTTTTCAAAGTTTTAATTTTTGTTTCTGAATAAGATGTTTTTTCTGTTGTACCATGCTCAAAAACAAAGAATAAATTTTCTTTTCTTACTTTAGGTTTATATATTTTGTAAAATCCACTATTATAAAATCGTCCATAATGATTAGATTTAGGCATTTAATCACCTCAAAATAAAAACGAGGGGTATTTTACCCCTCGTCAATTATTATAGAATATTCAATGGGTAAATTTTTAAAATAATCAGCTAAAGAATTATTTAATTCTTCTTTAGTAAAGTATTTAGAATTCATATGAATAATAACTAAATAATTAGAATCAAACTCTCTATTTATTTTAGTTACTACTGTAAAAGAATTAATATTTTCAAAATTTTCCAATAAATATTCTAATTTTAAAAGAATTGCAAATTTCATAATAAAAATCCTCTTTAAATAAATTTGCCTAAACCGGCATAACCTATCCAAATTAAATTTTTATTATTAGCCTTTCTTTTATTTAATTTTTTGGCTTATCTTTTCCGCGCAGTTCAGGCAAATATTAATGCCTTCAATAGAAAGAAGTTTTTCCTTATTCCCACATATCGCGCATTGTCCTTGCTTAATAATATGTTTTGTTAAAACTAACTTTCCATCTTGCTCACATAATTCAATCTCATCATTTGACTTCCAGCCCAAACTATTCCGTAACTCCATTGGAATTACAATGCGGCCTACACTATCAATCTTCTTTATTATCATTTACATCCTATTGAGGTGGATTCATCATATTAATAAAAGTGGCATAAGAATGAGTTTCAATCATAGGCCCTGTTCCACCCGCAGCTTTTTCTCGAATATCAAAATATGTTGCTGGATTTCTATATGTCCATTCAATTATCTAATCATTATTAGTATTCAAACGTTTTTCTGTATAATCAAGTAGCTGTTTGAATTTTGTAAAATTATCTCGTTTAAAATTCTGACTATTATAATAAAGGAAACCTTGAATATAAAAATATCCAAATAAAAGTAAAGTTAGTAGCTGATTCTAAACAAAACTTTCGTCATGATATTTTTCATCTAATTGCATAACTGGCTCAAGAATAGAATCAATATATTCTCCGTAATATTCTTCCAAATAATTTAATCCAGTTTCAGTTGGTTTATGGCTTAAAGAATCACCATAAGTGTACCAGTTATAAGTTGGTACATCACATTGTAAATAAGGTAAATGGCAACAATTTAAGATACCTTTTACAAGAGTGGAAAAATAAATATCTTCATGAGAATATAAATCTTCACAAAAATGAATATTATATTTTAAAAGAAATTTCTCTCTATTGTAAAACTTACCATGAATCCAATTATCTGCGCTTGGAAGATATTGTGTAGTTTCTCCAGTTTTTGCATTTATAATATAAAATGGAGTATTCACCATTGTAGTAAGAGTTGGATTCTTTTCAATTTTATCTTTTACTAATTCAAAAGTATCTGAAATAAATTCATCATCTTGGTCGATAAAAGTGATCCATTCTCCTGTTGCGTGCTCAATTCCGCGCTAACGAGATGGTCCTGGTCCGCCATTAATTTCAGTTACATATTTTTTAATAAATAATTTGTCTTTATATTTATCCAAAATTGGTTGAAAATCTTCTGTTGAACAGTCGTCAATAATAATTACTTCAATATCATCAGAGCAATTTTGATTGACTATTGACTAAAGAAGATTATCAAGTCTATCATCTGGATTATAACAAGGAATGCAAACTGTCCAAAAATGATTCATATATTCACCTAAATAAAAATGGTAACAGATTTTTTATTTTCTGTTACCATTATACCATATTAAGATTTAAAAGTCAAGAGATTAAGAAATATCAATAACTAAGCTTTCGATTAAAGTATCAACTACAGTTTCATCAAAGGTAAAACCATACTTTTCGCAATAAGCTTTTACTTGCTTAATTACATAATCTTTCTTTGCTTTACCCTGTTCTTCGATGCCGTCAAAATAGCCGTTCTGTTGAAGTTGTTCCGCGGCCTCCATTGCTGCTTCAATGTACTCTTTTACGCGGTCTTGTTGCTCTTGAGTTAGCTTTGATTTTAGCCAAGGAATCAAGTAAACTTTAATTACAAAAGTGCCCATAATAGTAAAGATTGCTGCAACTAATTGTAAAGCAGAAGTTAAAATAGGAGTAATATCAACCATATAAATCACCTTTAAGGTTCCTCTTGAATAGGAACATCAGATTCTAATAAATCATCATTATCATTTGAATCATCAACAGGAACTGGGTCAGCTGAATTATCAGTAGAATTATCTTGTCCAGCTTCTGCCGTTTTGATCCAAGCATTAAAACCATTTTCCGCAGTCAACGCCGCGAAAATTCCAGCATTAAATGAATAATCTGGTAATTGTCCTATACGATAACATAAAACCATATAAGCAATAGCATAAATTACCGTACAAGTCATTGTAAAAATTATTATCTTTTTACTGAAACGCATTTTATCTTTTTTACTCATAATGCACCTCAGGTATGACTTTTGATTGCGGCTGGGCCTACGTAGCCGTAAACTGTTTTATACCACTAATCTCTAATTTCAGAATAATTAATACAAATTGATTTACCATTTTGTGGGCTAGTAATTTGTCCAACAATGCCATACTCCATACCAGGACCTTTACGCACATTCCAGCGACCATCTTTGAAAGTAATAGTCTTTTGAGGAGCAGAAGGTTGAGTTGAAGTGGTTGGTTTAGATGGTTCAGTTGAACGAATTGCGCTACGTTCTCCCGCACCAAAAGTGTAAACTGATGCGTTTTTTGTTGTAAAATCCGCATCTAACCAAACTAAAGGATTAGTTCTCTTGCCAGATAAACGAACTTCGAAATGCAAATGTTTACCATTTGGCCCAGCGGGTATAACATGACCAGTATAACCAGCATAGCCAATTAATTGTCCTGCTGTAACTCTTTGTCCTTTTGAAACAACATAGCTATCCAAGTGAGCATAAAGAGTCTCAACATTTTTGTTATTATATTTTTCATTGTGAAGAATCTTTACACAATTACCGTAACTGTTCGTATCACCATTAGTAACTCTGCCATTCCAGGTGTAAACAAAATTAACTATTCCCGCGCCAGCAGCGTAAACTGGTTGTTTAAGAGTAACTCTTAAATCAATAGCCTAATGTAATGAGCCAGCAGAATAATACCAACCAGCTGTAATCACATGTTGTCCTTGTAGCGGCCAGTCTAGCACATAATCGGTAGAAGAAACAGCCGGAGTTGTTGAAGTTGATGGAGTAGTTGAACTATCTTTTTTATAACCATTCAATCCAGCTTTCTTGATTATACTTGGATAATCTTTATAGCAATAATCTAAATCTACATTAGTAGAAATACCATTAACTTTTCCTTTTGATGAATATTGCCACATTCCATAAGGAAGCTTTGCAGAACAAGTTATCCCATATTGCGCAATCCACATATCATAAGAAGTTAATTGATTATAGTCTAAACGATTATTTAGCCAATCAGTACTACAATAGAGCGCAGCATAATATCCTTTTCCTTCAAGAATACCAAGTGCTGTTTTAACGAGTTCTGTTTTTTGAGCTTTAGTTAAAGCAACGATGTCTTTTTCATATTCTTGGTCAAAATAAACAGGATATTCAAATTGTTTACCTGCTATTGTTTTTAGTAGCGCAGCCATTTCTTGATGAACTTCACTTACTGTTGAAGCATAAGAATACCAATAGACACCAATTGGGATATTATGTGCTTTTGCTTGTTTATAGTTTGTTTCAAATTGCGCGTCAACTTGAGCTGGATAATAACTGCCATAGCCCGCGCGAATAATTACGAACTGCACATTAGGGTCAGCCGCAAGCTAATCCCAATTAATAGCCCCTTGATGTTTTGAAACATCAATACCTTTATATTTTGGGGTCATAAATCCACCTCCATTTATTCTAAAACGAAAGTAGAAATTTATTTAACCAACTCTATTTTAACCCCAAATTCCGCCGCCAGAATTGGTTTTTTTATTAATATAATCAATAATATCAGATAATGAACTACCTCCAAGAGTAGCAGCGTCAATATTTCGTAAATCAGACGGTGAAGCAAAATCAGTAGAATTTTTATATGCTGCTGTTCCTAATCCATGAATTTTTACATTGGTTCCTGAATCACGGACTGAAGTTGGACCAGCAATAGACCAATCAACTCGAAAACTTCCGCGAGTAGTACCTTCTGAAAATGTATAAGTAGTATTGTTAAAAGATGCACTTTGTGGAACATCTGCATTTACAAAATGATTATTAACTGAACTTGCGTTTGCCGCTTCATTTGCATATTTTGCAGTTGAAGCAATACTTTTTGGAATACCATCTCTGTCTCGACAATAAATTTGTCCATTGATTGCAGCAAAGATTTCGCCATATTTATTTTTATCAACATTTCCAGGTGGCTTCGGGATTGTTGATGAAGGAGTCTATCGCTTAATCTACATATATCCTCACTTAGAAATTTTATCAGCAATAGTAGAAGCTACCCAAGATTCGTCTTTAATCTTAGCTTTAAAACCTTCTGCTGTTACCCATCCTAAAATTCCTTGAATTAAATCTTTTGTTTTTCCATTGCGCCCAATGTCTACATGAACTTCGACTTCAGCACGCACTCCATTTTCATGTAAATAAGTATTTAATTCTCTTGCAATTTCCAAACTTTTTTCAGTTTCAGTATAAATTTTAGTATTAACATCTTTAATTTTATTTAACCAATCAATATGATAAAAATAACGTCCACCATGACCTTTATCAATTAAACAAATTACTAATACCATTTTTGTTTTATAAGAATTTTGACTATCTGTACCTACAATAATACTATAATCATGCTTTTTAGTAATTTGATTTTCTTTAATTTTATTAAGCAAAAATTGATAAATTTCACTTTTTGTCATTTGTCCATTAGTTGGGTTAATAAATTTCATTTCTTCCATAAAATCACTCTTTTCAAATAAAAATCCGAATAAATATGGTATTTTAAATACAATTATATTATACCATATTTATTCGGATTTGTCAAATTATTTATGATCTATTAAGTGATTTAAAATCTCACTATTGACACCAAGTAAATCTTGTAATTTTTCTTTATCACCAGAAGTGATATAAGAAGTTAAATGAAAAATTTCTTTTAATATTAATTTAGTGTCTTGTTCATTTGCTTCTATTGATGTACGCAATGCAGTAATATCCTCTTTAATATTATGAATTACAGTATCAGTTTTACTATTTTGCTCATCAATATATCTGCGCAATCTTAATTCTAATTCATTTAAGTCACGCTTAGATGCTTCATTTTGTTCTTCCAACTTCATCACCTTATTTTTTAAATCTTCGTAAGGTTGCTTCATTTGTTGGATGTACTTCCACGCGCCGCCAATAGTTGAAATAGCCGCAGCGACAGCAAGTAAAGCACCAATGACTATTCCAATAGTTTCCATCGGTAGCACGCTCCTTTGTTTTCTTCTAAATTAAAGTAAGATTTACATAGTAGTGTTATAAAGATTTGACAACCTTTATATTTTGTGATATAATATAATAAAGAAAGTGAGGATAGAAATGAAATTAAAAAATATTTTTCTTCATTTTAAAAAGATTTGTGTTCATAAATATTGGGTTGGATACTATTGCTTTAAAGCTGGTTTATATTGGCAAGGCATTATTCACGATTTAAGCAAATTTTCTCCTATTGAATTTTGGGAGAGTGTCAAATATTATCAGGGAACAAGTTCACCTATTGACGCCAGTAAAAAAGTAAATGGTTATTCAAAAGCTTGGTTTCATCATCGTGGTCGAAATCTTCATCACTATGAATATTGGCAAGATAATTTTGACAAAGGTGGTAATCCAATTATGATGCCTCGAGAATATGCTTTTGAAATGTTTTGTGATTATGTTGGTGCAGCAAGAGCCTATCAAGGAAAAGATTTTTCCTTTAAAGATGAATTGGAATGGTGGAATAAAAAGAAAAGTAATGGTATTGCAATGCACCCGCAAACTAAAGAATTTATTGATGAAATGATGCGGGCTTGTGCTAGACATGGCGAAAAAGTTATTGATAAAAATTATATGAATGCTGTATTTAGCCACGCACTTGTTAAAGTTGGTTTTTGTAATAAATAAAGGAGTTTAAATGTTACACTTAGAAGGGTAGACTTTTGGTTATTTAAAAGTTTTATCTCGTGATCCAAATAAAAAATGTTATTGAATTTGTCAATGCTAGCATTGCGAAGAAAAAACAATTAAAAGTATTCGTTCTGACCATTTAACAAACGGAGAAACAATTAGTTGTGGATGTATTCAAAAAGAAGTAATTTCAAAACTTTTTTCAAAAGATTTGACTAATTAGATGTTTGGTGCGGTTAAAGCTATTAAACCTGTAGGGAAAGATTTTAAACATGGCGATATTATTTGGCAATGTCAATGCACTGCTTGTGGAAAGATTTTTAATAAAAGGCAAGGAGAAATTTCTGAATTGTATTCTTGCGGTTGTTTAAAATCAAAAGGTGAATTTAAAATTAATAAAATTTTAATTGAGAATAATATTAATTTTAAAACTCAATATTCTTTTCCCGATTTATTATCTGATAAAAATTTTCCTTTGTTATTTGATTTTGCAATATTTAAAGCCGATGGAGAATTATCTCATTTAATAGAATATAACGGTAAATAGCACTATGAAGAAAACAATTACTTTAATCGTCCTTTAAAAGAGTAGCAAAAATCAGATAATTAGAAGATTGATTATTGCTTAAAACATAATATTCCTCTTATCGTTATCCCGTATTGGGATTTTGATAAAATTAATTTAGAAAGGTTAATTAATATATGACTACTTTATTTAATATCGAGCCAGAGCGCTATTGGCAGTTTCCCGTAAAATATACTGCTGAGCAAAAGAAAAATGAAATTATTGCTCGTATTGCTTCTAATGAATATATCGGTTCAGAAAAAATTGATGGACATTACAATCGTACAGTCGTTAATTTTGATGGCGCGATGCGCATGGAAAGTCGAACCAAAAGTACCGTTACTGGCGAATATTCTGATAAGCAATTTCATGTCCCTCATATTGCAGAGACTTTAAAAACTCTTCCTTGGGGAACTATTCTTATTGGAGAATTGTATATTCCTAATACAACTTCTCAAGAAGCCGGAAAAATTCTTGGTTGCAAAGCTGAAAAAGCTGTTCAGCGTCAAGAGAAAGATTACCCTAAGATGAGATATTATGTCCATGATTGTTGGTTCTGCCGTGGAACTAATTTGATGGATATGCCTTATGAATTTCGTATTCAAAAGGTAAAAGAACTTTATGATGAATTTCTCAAAAATAATAGATATATTGATTGCGCGGATTGGCAAAGTGAGCCAACTAAAATCAATGAATTAATGGAATCTGTCTTTGCACATGATGGTGAAGGTATTGTTCTCGTTAAAAAAACTGCGACTGTAGCACCGGGTAAACGAACAGCTTGGAAAACTATTAAAGTAAAACGAGAACTTGATCATCATATTGATTGCTTCTTTACTGGGCGTGCAAAGAAAGCAACTCGTCTTTATACTGGTAAGGAACTTGATTCTTGGAAATATTGGGAAGACACAAAAAATGATAAACTTCTTCCTATTGGTGATTGGTATAAAGAATATGATGCCGGACAAAGCATTGAACCTGTAACCAAAAATTATTACATGGGGATTCCAGGCTCTCTTGAAATTGGTGTTATGGATAAAGGAGAAGTTCGTCCTATTGGATTTTTGAGTGGTCTTGAAGATGATGTAAAAGCCAATTATGCAAATTATGCAATGAAGCCAATCGAAGTAACTTGTATGATGTTTACTCCCGACGGTAATCTTCGCCATGCTAAACTTGTTCGTATGCGCGACGATATTCCTGTTGAAGATTGCACTCTTGAAAAATACATGGGCGAGCAACAGTAAAAATCAAAAGTCAGCTAATCTAATAGAGTAGATTGGCTGACTTTTTACTTTATAGATGTACAAATCTATAAGGAGGTATCATATGTTCATAATTGATACCAACGTTTTAATTGATTATCCTGATATTGTCACTCACGAAAATATTGGAATAGCCTGGTCAGTCCTTGAAGAACTTGATCGTATTAAAATCACGCAAGGTGAGCGTGCGAAAAAAGCCCGAATCGTTTTAAGAAGATTGCGAGATTTGCTTGAAAAAGACGAACTAACAGAGAAAGACGAAGAAAAGAAGTACCAAGAAAAGATAGAAGAAAGAGATACACAAATTCATTTTATTGATACTTCTAATTATAATAATCTTTCTGTTGATAATCAATTATTATACCTCTGTAAAGATAATAATTATACTTTAATTACTAATGATATTAATTTACAAGTTAAATGTATAGCTTTACAAGTATAGTATGAATCTTATACTAAAAATAATGAAATTTATACAGGAATATTAAGATTATATATTCCTAAAGATAATGAATTAATTAGTGAATTATATAGTAATGATTTTACTAATTTGACTTTATTTGAAAATTAGTATATAGTTATTATTGAGGATGATGATGTAAAAGATGTTCTCGTTTACAGAAATCATTTAATTAAGCCAATAAAAAGAGAGTCTATTGAAATAAGTTATGGGAATAAAATTTAGGCTCGCAATATTGAACAATCTTGTTTGATAGATGCTTTATATGGAGACGCCACTATTCTTTATGCTGGTGGCACTTGGGGTGTAGGAAAGAGTTATATTTTAACTTGCTACGCTTTGCAAGAACTTCAAAAAGGAAATATTAACAAGATTGTTTATGTTCCAAACAATAGTCAAAATGAAAATTCAATAGAATTAGGTACCATGCCTGGCGAAATGTTTGATAAAATTTTACCTTATCTTGGTACTTTATGTGATATTGTTGGACGAGAAGAAGTTGTTTAGATGTATGAAAAAGGATAGCTTGAATTACTCCCTATCGCTATTGCCCGTGGACGCAGTTTTGACAATTCAATTATTCTAGTTAATGAAGCTCAAAATTTAACCGAGGAACACGTTAAACTTTTAATCGCGCGCTGCGGATAGGATAGTAGAATCTTTTTTGACGGAGACATTAAGCAAGCTGATTCAAATATCTTCCGTCAAAAGAGTGGATTAAAACTTTTAACCAAATTACGTTTTAGTGAAGATTATTCTGATTTGTTCGCGGCCGTGCGCTTAGAGCAAATTGAAAGAAGTAGAACGGCATAGGCCGCAGGTTATTTAGATGAATTATAATGAAGAAAAGAATTTAGATTTGATACATGATTTTGATACAGATACACTTTTCTATTTAGTTTCTTTTTATAGAGACAAAATGCATTATATAAATTATACGTCCCAAAGCAATGAACAAGATTTAGCGATTATCCGTTATTATAATGCACTCTGTAAAGAACTTTTAGTTCGAGGAGTTTTTGATTAATGCCAAGTAATAAAGGTTATTTAACAGCGAAAAGCACAAAAGAATCAGACGAATATTATACTCCAGCATATGCTGTCGAACCTTTACTATAGTATTTAGATAGAGGGAATAAACCAAATTATACTATTTGGTGTCCTTTTGATAAAGAAGAAAGTCAATTTGTAAAAGTATTTTCAGCGGCTGGATATAAAGTGATTCATTCTCATATTGACGAAGGAAAAGATTTCTTTTCTTATGAACCTGATGAACCTTATGATTATATCATTTCTAATCCGCCATTTTCTTGTAAGGATGAAGTTTTAAAAAGATTATATGAACTGGATCAACCTTATGCAATGCTATTACCTCTTCCGACTTTGCAAGGGTAGAAAAGATTTCCTTATATTAAAGATTGCGAAGCTCTAATTTTTGATAAAAGAGTTCAATATTTTAAGGATATAGAACAAACAGAAGTTAGCAAAGGTGCATCATTTGGAAGTATTTATATTTGTAGAAAATTTCTTCCAAACGATTTAATTTTTAAAGAATTAAAAAGAAAATAATTACTTTTAGAAGTCAAGATATTATTTCTTGACTTCTTTTCTATTATGTGATATAATATATGTAAAAGGAGTGATAAAATGAGTTATGATATAAACTCTATCGAAACGCTTCAGTTTAAGGAAGCTGTTCGTATGAGAATCCCGATGTATCTTGGTTCCAATGATATGGAAGGCGTATACAACGGCATCCAAGAAATTATTTCTAATTCAATTGATGAATTTATTATGGGATTTGGTAATAAAATTGAAATTGTACTTTATCCTGATAATTATATCTCTGTAAGAGATTATGGACGTGGAGTTCCTTTTGGGGCAAGAGAAAATGGTGAAAATGTTCTTGAAGCCATTTATTCTCATGCGCATACTGGTGGTAAATTTACCTCAAAAGACTATCAATTTGCAGTTGGTTTAAATGGTATTGGCGCGAAAGCCACCTGCCTTTCATCTGAAGAATTTTCAGTTGTCTCAGTTCGTGACAATAGAGTCGCTTCTATTTGTTTTGAGCGCGGCAATATGACTGATTATACCGAAGTAGATAATGATAAGAATTTACCTAATGGTACTTTTGTAAAATATAAACCAGACGCAACGGTGTTCAATCTTGAGCCTATTGAAATCAAGTTTGAACATTTATGTAAGACTTGTGAAAATTTAAGTTTTCTAACTAAAGGATTGACTTTTGAGCTTCGAGATGAGACCGTTTCTCCTACACAAAGTGTTGTTTACAAAAGTGAAAATGGTCTTATGGACTTAGTCATGCAAAAAGCTGCAAATAAAGTTCATGAGAATCCAATTTCCTATTTTTTGAGTGATGGAACAAATTCAGTTGAAATTGCTTGTGTTTGGACGAAAGCACGAAATGAACATTTTTATTGCTTCACAAATGGCGTCGCTAATGCCGAAGGCGGTACTCCTATCACTGGTTTAAAAACTTCCATTACTAAAACTCTTCAAAAGAAGATTAAAAATCTAACTGGTGAATTAGCAAGAACTGGACTTATTTACGCAGTTAGTTGTAAAGTTGTTAATCCATCTTTTGCTAATCAGACAAAAACAAAAATTAATAATCCCGAACTTAGAGGATTAGCAAGTAAAGCCTTTAGTGAAGGATTTGAAAAATTTTGCTTACAATATCCTAATGAGGAAAAGAAAATTGAAGATTTCCTTACTAAAGAAGAAAAAGCAGAAAAAGCAGCAGAAAAAGCAAGAACAGCTGTTCTAAATGCAACTAAAGACATTGAGAAGAATCAAAAGAGAAAAGTCTTTTCTTCAGATAAATTATCTGATGCAGAATATCTTGGACAAGATTCAACTCTCTTGATTGTAGAGGGAAATTCTGCCGCAGCTGCTATGGCTATCGCGCGAGACGAAAAGCATTATGGAATTTTAGCTATCAGAGGTAAAATCATTAATTGCTTATCCAATAGCGAAGATAAAATTTTCGAAAATGAAGAAATTAAATTACTTTTAAGCGCAATGAATATTATCCCAGGGAAATATAACCCATCTAAATTACGTTATGGACGGATTGCAATTTGTTCTGATGCGGATTCAGATAAACTTAACTGTCTGTAAATACTTTACTGTTTACCAACGGGGTCTTTATTTTATAGTGATGGTTTACACATTTTACTTATAAAATAGAAGGCTAACGGGCAACTAAACCGAAAGGTTATGGTGGTAAGAGAAGCTAAACCCCTTGATGGGCAAGCAGATCCCGTGGGAATCAGAATTAACCCAAGCCTTAAATTGTGGAGGTGCCGCAATGATAGGCATTTATAAAATTACAAAAATTGAAAATGGAAAATCTTATATTGGACAAAGTAATAATATAGAAAGAAGATTTTCTGAGCATAAATAGAAAAAGGATATTCCAATTGAATTAGCTATCCAAAAGTATGGAGAAAAAGCTTTTTCATTTGAAGTTCTTGAAGAATGTTCTTTAGATGATTTAGACGCACGCGAACGCTATTGGATTGCTCACTACAACACTTATAAAGGATTTGGTTATAATTGTAGCGAAGGCGGTGGCAATAATCGCGGAGAGAATAACGGGCGCACAAAATTAACAAACAATGAAGTTGCTTATATCCGAGAATGTTATGATTTACATATGCGTCGAAAAGAAGTTTATGAGCAATTTAAAGATAAAATTAGTTTTAGCGGTTTTGCGAGCATCTGGGATGGTTCTACTTGGAACGATATTAAGATGGATGTATATACTAAAGAAAATAAAGATTATTATATGCATCATGCAACAGATGGTAGTAACGCAGATAAAGCTAAATTTACTTCTGATGAAGTAATGTTAATTAGAAATCGTTATGTAAGCGAGAGTGCGCGAGAAATTTATAAAGAGTACCAAGAAAAATGTAGTTATAATACATTTCAACAAATATTGTGGGGCCGCACCTATAAAGACCTTCCAATATACAAAAAGAAAGAGAAAATTTGGGTTAATAACTGAAGCCTGTAACGACTATCTCCCGGAAGGAGAGTACACTTGCTATTGGTACGCAAGTGGAAAGAGTATTTTCGTCAATAGACGAATAACATATAGTCTGCTCCAATAGAAATGTTGGGTAAAGTGGGTTATCACATAGGCTTACTAATTATGTCTGCATTACAATATCTCGCTCCCGAATTTATTCAAGAGCATAGATTATGCTGGTTGCGTTCTCCTCTTTACGTTGTTACTAATGGCAAAAAACATTCTTATTTTTATAGTGATGAAGAATTTGATAAAGCTCGCGCGCAAATTAAAGGCGATGTTAGTCGTGAAAAAGGTTTGGGCGCATTGAGCGCAGCAAAAGCAAAAGAATCAATGTTTAATCCCGAAAATCAAAGAATGGATATTCTTGTTCCAGATGATGATTCTATTCAAATGCTTTACGATTTAATGGGGACAGATGTTCAACCTCGCAAAGATTTTGTATTTAGTAAAATTGATTTCTCTGAAATAAAGGAGTAATATGGAATTAACACCGATTATTGAAGAAAGTTTTGCTCAATATTCTGGTGCGGTTTTGCAGTCTCGTGCTCTTGTTGACGCACGAGATTTTTTAAAGCCGTCCGCAAGGCAAATTTTCTATTGTATGAAAACTGATAAATTTACTGCTGATAAGCCTTTTAAAAAGACTTTGAAAGCAGTTGGTTCCGCCATGAGAATGTATATTCATGGTGACTCATCTTGTGTTGGAGTTATTATGCGCGCGGGACAACCATTTTCTATGCGCTACCCTTTGGTTGAAGTAGATGGCGCTTACGGCACTCTCGCGGAAAGTGGAAACTGGTCTGCTTCTCGTTATACTTCTGCACGTTTGTCCCCTCTCGCAGAATATCTATTCAAAGACATTGAAAAAAATACCATTAAAGAATGGCGAGATAATTATGATGATACAGAGCAATATCCTGCCGTTTTAACTGGAAAGGGCTATTTTAATGTTGTTAATGGCACTTCTGGTATTGGTGTCGCAGCAAGCTCTAGTTGCCCTCAATTTAATATTAAAGATGTAAACAATGCTTTAATTACCTTGCTTCAAAATCCAGACTGCAATTTTGATGAAATTTATTGCGCACCAGATTTTGCCACGGGAGCAATTTTACTTAATGCTGATGAAGTAAAAGAGAGTATTAAAAATGGTGTCGGTAAGGCTTGTAAACTTCGCTCTGTAATTGAATACGACGAAAGTGAAAATTGTTTAATTGTTAAAGAAATTCCTTATAGCGTTTATACCGGAACTATTCGAGGAGAACTTGATAGAATCTTAAATGAAGGACTTTGTCCTGGTATTGAGCGTTATAATGACTTGACGGGTTCTACTCCCAATATTAAAATTTATCTTACCAAAAAAGCTAATGTCTCTAAAGTGCTTCAGATTCTTTATAAAGAAACATCTTTGCAACATCATTTTAGCATTAATATGACAATGCTTGATAATGGTCGTTTTCCAAGAGTATTTGGATGGAGAGAATTACTCCAGGCTCATATTGATCACGAGAAAGTAGTTTATCGTCGTGGTTATGAATACGATTTAGCAAAAGCAGAAGCAAGGCTTCATATTGTTGAAGGTATTCTGATTGCACTTGCGCGAATTGAAGAAGTTATTGAAGTAATCAAAAAGTCTTCTTCAACAGCAGATGCAAATAAAAATTTACAGGCTAATTTCTTGCTTGATGAAATTCAAGCCAAAGCAATTCTTGATATTAAACTTTCTCGCTTGGCGCACATGGAAGTTGAGAAATTTGAAAAAGAAGCCGAAGAACTTACTGCGAAAATTGATGGATTGAGATATATTCTTGACAATGAAGAAGAGTTCGATAAGCAGCTAATTAGAGGTTGGCAGGATGTCGCATCGAAATTTGGTGACGAACGCCGCACTCAAATTATGAATTTAACCATTAATGAAGAAACTGATGAACCAATAGAAAAGAAACAAATGGTTGTTCATTTGACTAATTTGAATACTCTTTACGCCTATGAAGATACTACTCTTATTACCGCACGTCGTGGTAGAGGTATGAAAGTTAAATTAGGTAACAATGAACAAATCATTCAGACAGTAAAAGATTCTAATTTAAACAATCTTTTGCTCTTCAGCTCTCTTGGTAAAGTATATAATCTTGCGTTGAGTAATCTCACTCTTGATTGTAGAACTCCAATTAGTACAATCCTTGAACTCGCGCCTGACGAAACAATTACTTATATCGTTAGCGATACAGATAAATCTCAAGGAGAAGAGGTTCTTTTTGTTACTCAAAAGGGAACTGTTAAAAAGACTCTTTTAAGAGAATATAACATTAAACGCACTAAAGGCGTTTCGGCAATTAAATTAACCGATGGCGATTTTATTAAAAGAGTAATGATTGTGAATAACAAGGATAATCTTGCAATCACAACTAAAAATGGTTATGTTGTTATTTTCCCATTAACCGAAATTAATACCCAAGGTAGAAACACTATCGGTGTTCGTGGAATTACCTTGCGCCCTGGCGACGAAGTTTGTGATGCTTGTGTTATTAGAAAAGATGCTAAGGAGCTTATCTCTGTAACTGAAGCAGGACAAGTTAAAAAGACTGATTTAGATGAATTTTCAGTTACTTCCCGCGCAGCAAAAGGAGCAATTATTCATAAGCTAAATGATGAGGATAAATTAGCTGGTTTTGCATCCGTGCGCGAAGATTCAAAAACTGTTTCTGTTGCTAGTACCGGAGCAATTATAAAAATTTCTTTAAATGAAATTCCTACTACCAGTCGCGCAACAGTTGGAGTAAAATCTATCAATCTTAAAGATGGACAATATGTAACTGGATTGATTGTCGAATAAATATTTAAGTCAAGGTGTCATTACCTTGACTTTTTTTGTTTTGTATGCTATACTAATTATAGAAAATCAAACAGAGGTGTTTCCGATGAAATAGTGTATTAAAGACAACTTTGGTCTTTTAACTATGTCTATTGAAACTACTATTCGAGACTTAGAAAACTTTCTTGAGAGCGCGAAAGATACTGGCTTAAAAGATAGTCCAAAAGAAACGATTCGTAATACAATAGAAGAGTACAAAAGTTTAATGGACAAACTTATTAATGATGATATTTCTGATTATAATGAAAAACAATTAAAAATGATTATGGAACATCGTCTGCGCGTCCTTAATACTCAAAAGGAAAAAGTTGATTTAACGATTCCTCTAGTCACAAAATTTATTGAGGAACTTGACAAATCAATTACTTGATTTTTACCGCGCGATATGATATAATATTTATAGAAAGTTAAGAAATAGAAAATTAAATGTTAAATTTATTCAAAATTAAATTTTGGAAATAGAGCTATTAAATAATTGACTTTCAATAATGTTTATGATATAATATTTATAGAAAATCAAGAAAAGGTTTTCTAAAATGTTTATAAATTAAAAAAGTATTTAAGTTTAAGGAGTAATTCTACTATGACTGAGAATTCTAAGAATGTATTTCATTTTCTTCATGACAATCACGATGTTAATTTGACTGCTGGTGAGATTGCTGAGAAGCTCGGCATTACTGTTTCTGCTGTTACTGGTTCTGTCAATGGCCTTGTCCGTAAGGGTTATGCCGTTCGTACCGAGGATGTTATCGAGGTTGAGGGCAAGAAGACCACTGTTAAGTATATTGCTTTGACCGACGAGGGCATGGCTTTCGATCCTGAGAAGGCCGAGGCTGAGGAAGCTGAGCGCAAGGCTGCTGAGAAGGCTGCTAAGGCTGCTGCTAAGGCCGCAAAGAGCGCTGAGTAATAGATACACCAAAATATAATTTAGGGGAGTTTTACTCCCCTTTTCTTTTATAAAATTTTGACTTTAATATAACATTGTAATATAATATAATTGTAAAAAGAAAATATTTGGAGAAAGTTTTATGTTGAAGCAAGCATATAATAATGTACATATTCTCGGCAGACTCAACGAAATTAATTTGCAGGAGCGCGACAGTTCAAAAGATGGTCGTCACTATATCAGTGGCGATGTTACTTTCCTTGTTAATCAAATGGTAAGTGACATTGAGGAAACTGAGGTTATTCCAGTTCGTGTTTTCGCGTTTGAGAAAACTAATGCTGGTAAGCCTAATCCCGCATATCAGAATGCAAAAGATTTGATGACCAAAGGTATTTCTGTCGCGGCAACTGGCGATCCGACTAAAGCGGATTCTTATGAGTGCAACTGTCGTCTCCAGGAGAACAACTTCCTTGGGCGCGATGGTACTATTGTTTCTACCACTGTAATTAATGGTTCTTTCTTCTCTAAGCGTTCTGGCGTTGCGGCAGAGGAAGAGGATGCGTCTTTCGAGCAGGAAGTTGTCATTTCTAATGTCGCGGATGAAGTTAAGAATGAAGAGACCACTGGTCGTATGCTGGTTGATGGTCTTGTAATCCAGTACAATGGTACTCCCGATAAGATTCGTTATATCGTTGAGAATCCTCAAGCTGTTTCTTATATTGAACAAAATTGGGAGCCAGAGAATACTGTTAAGTTAAGCGGCAAGATTCGTTATGGTTCTGAAACCGTTGAAGTTACTAGTGCTGATGTAACTGCTTTCGGTGAAGCTCCTACTAAGGTCCGTACTCGTAATATTCACGAGTTTGTTGTAACTGCTGGTTCCGCACCATATGATGAAGATAACGCTTATAATATCGACGAAGTTGCTCCGGCACTAAATGAGAAAAAGCGTGTAACTGAAGAGCGTTTGAAGAATGCTCAGACTGCTGCTCCTAAAGCTAACGCAAATCGTTTAAGCCGCGGTTTCTAAGAAATTTTAGGGAGTGGAGCAATCCACTCCTTTTTATTTTAAAATGAAAGTTGAGATATAATATATGGAGTAAATAACATGGCTATTGATTTATTAAATTTGGAACCTACTAAAATTTCAAGAGACCTTAAAGGCAAATATATTCTAGCTTATGGTCTTCCAAAAATTGGAAAGACTAGTCTTGTAGCTTCTTTTCCGAAGTCTTTGATTTTTTCTTTTGAGCCTGGCACTAATGGCTTAAATAATATTTATAAAATCAATATCACTTCTTGGAAAGATTTCAAACTCGCAGTAAAGCAGTTGGCTAATGATAAAGTAAAAGAGAAATTTGATTTCGTTTCAGTAGATACTGTAGATATTGCTTATGATCTTTGTGAGCAATATATTTGCAGCACTAACGGAGTTCAATCTATCGGAGATATTCCTTATGGTGGCGGTTGGACAAAACTCAAGAAAGAGTTTTCTAAAATTTTCCGTGATATTGCAATGATGGGTTATGGTATTATTTTTATCAGCCACGCACAAGAAAAAACCATTAAGGAGAACGGAGAAGAGTATCCTCGAATTGTTCCTGCTTGTCCATCTATTGCCGCGAATATTGTAAATAAGTTAGTTGATTTTATTATTTATATTGGCATTGAGTACAGTAGTGCGGAAGATGAAATTGGTACTCGCTATATGTATTTCAAAGGCAATAAGCATATGCAAGCTGGTTCTCGTTTTCGCTATATTCCTGATAAAGCAGAATTTGGTTATCAAGAATTAGTGGATGCAGTTAATGATGCTATTGATAAGCAAGTTGGTTCTGAGGGGACTGTTGAAAAAGGAGATAACTTCTATCAATCTGAAACTCGTCCTTTTGACGAAGTAATGGCAGAAGCAAAAGATATTTGGGTTAAAATTCTTGAGAAAAATGATTCAGATGCTGTCGTTGGTGAAATGAATCATATTATCGAAAAGAATTTTGGTTCTCAAGTTCTTCTTTCTCAAACCACTATTGCGCAGCAAGACGCGCTCGAACTTACCGTTTCTGATTTGGAAGATTTGTATAAAACTCTATAAGTAAACTCGCTGGAGAGAACGCAAGTTCTCTCCTTTTTTGTTGACAAAAGTTTTCAATTGTGGTATAATATTTATAGAAGAAAATATGAGAGGAATAAACTATGGCGAAAAAATTAGCACCAGTAAAATGTTGTTATTGTGGAAAACCAATTGACAGAAATATTGAGCCTTATGGGCGTCCTCTTAAAGAACTCGGTAGTACGGAATTGAATCCACGCCGCTACGCACATCAACATTGTGGTGAGCAATATAATTGGATGCCAGTTACTGAATTTAATCGTTTAAAAACAGCTAAAAAAATAAAAGAAGAAGCTGAAAAAAATGGCAGAACTATTACAGAGCAAAAAGCGAAAACAAAAAAATGCTTATACTGTAATAAAATGATTGATTTAGACATTGACGATGCTTGTTTAGTTGGTGTAGGTACTCGTTGGGCGCACAAGGAATGTTATGAAAAATATTTTAGTGCAGATGACCAATGGATCGATAAACTTTATGGAGTTTTAAAAGTTGCTTTTGGTAAATATGATTTCCAAAAAATAGAGCGCCAAAGAATGGCTTTCATAAAGCAAGGACTTACTAATAAAGATATTTACAATGCTCTTAATTATTGGTATATTGTAAAAAATAAAAGTATTGAAAAAGCTAATGGCGGTATTGGCATCGTTCCATATATTTATGAAGACGCCAATGAATATTTTAAATCAATAGAAAAGTCGTCTCAAAAAATAAACCCAGCTACTTTTAAAATGGGTTCTAAAATTGTAGATATTGATTTTTCAAAAGAAAAGAAAGTAGAAACAGAAGATGAAAAGAAACAACGAATTGCAAATATTCATGGATGGGATTTAAGTTTTTCGAACCCAGAACTTTATAAAGATTTGGAGTGATTAAATGCCATTGTCTGATAAGAACTCAATGATGCAAGTTATTGGGTGCTTAATGAAAAACACGACAATCCTTTCTCAAGCAGATAAATATGATATAAATTTCACAGATTTTGATGATTTGTTAAATAGATATATTTATCAAGCAATTCAGAATTTCTATGCTTCTGGCGCGAGAACGATTAGTGTTGTTGATTTAGATAATTTTTTTCAAGAGCGCCAGGAAATAAAAAGTGAATACGAAAAACGTAATGGACTCGAATACATTAAAGACTGTGAGGGGTTAAGCAATCCAGATACTTTTGATTACTATTATAACCGTTTGAAAAAGTATTCTCTGCTTCGTTCCCTTAAAAAGAGCGGCTTCGATGTAAGTTATTTTTATTGTGATAATCCATTAGCCGCAAATTATAAAGAAACTCAAGAGCGTTTTGAGCAAGCAGATATTTCTACGATTTTTGACGAAGTTAAAAAGCGTTTATCAATAGTAGAAAAAGAATATAATACTAGTGATTTGAATACTTCTGCTGGTGCTTCTGTTGGTTTGCGCGAGTTAGTGCAAACTCTAAAAAAGAAACCAGAAATCGGACAACCTTTATCTGGTTCTATTTATAACACAGTTGTATCTGGCGCAAGATTGGGTAAATATTATATCCGAAGTGCGGGAAGTGGTGTAGGTAAAACACGTCTCGCGGTAGGAGATGCTTGCAGATTAGCAATCCCTAAATATTATGATTGGCATAAAGAATGCTGGATTGATACTGGATTAAACAATAAAATTTTATTTATTACAACAGAGTTGGACAGAGATGAGGTCCAAACAATGTTATTGGCAAATGTATCTGGTGTTAATGAAGATAAAATTTTAAATGCAGAATGTAATTTTCTTGAAGAAAAAATTATTGATAAAGCGCTTGACATAATTGAATGTTTTAATGATAATTTCATTCTTGATAAAATTCCAGATCCGTCTATCAATCAAATCGAAGCCTGTGTGAGAAATCATAAACAGATTGATTAGATAGAGTATGTTTTTTATGATTATATTTTTTCAAGTCCGGGATTGTTAAGTGAATTTAAATCTAATAATTTGCGTGAAGATGTTCAGCTTTTCTTGTTATCAACTGCTTTAAAGGATTTAGCTACCGAACTTCATATTTTCATGTCAAGTTCAACTCAGTTAAGCGGTGATTTTAAAAATGGTCGTGGAGTACGTGATCAAAGTTTTATTCGTTCTTCAAAAGCCGTCGCGGATAAAGCCGACGTTGGTTGTATCATGGTTAGGATTAGTGACGAAGAAAAAGCAACTATTTCTCCATTAATTGAATCTCTTGGTTTGCCAATGCCTACTCATGTTATTGATGTTTATAAAAATCGTCGTAGTAGATACAATCAAGTAAAAATTTGGACAATACTTGATTTAGGCACCTGCCGTGAAAAGGATATTCTTATCACAACCGGTGATTATGAAGAAATAAAAGATTTTAAAGAAATCAAATTTAAAACTGCTTATTTCCTTGATACTGAAAAACTTAAAAAACCGACAGAAGAGTCTGATGAAACTGAATTAACTCCTGAGGTTGGTTTAGGTAATGAAGAACAAGAGAATGAAAATATGGAAGTGAACGAAGAAGTGATTGCGACAAGAGAAGATTTTAAAGAACCAAAAGAAGAATTACCCCCTTTTAATAGTCCTTTAACTATTACTTCCGCAGAAAGTTCAACTTATATCGAAAATGAAATAGATTTTCAAAAGAAACCTAAAATTAAGAAAGTGAGTTCTCGTTTATTATGATTGATTACGATAAAATAAAAGAGGAACTTGAACCAGATGATATAATAAAAATCATTCAACATTTTATTCCAGATTTAAATTATGAAGAAAATGCTTCAAATGGTTGTCTGATTTTGCCAACTATCTGTCATAATCTTGAACAAGAGGACGGTAGTAAAAAATTATATTATTATTTTAATACTCATTTGTTTCATTGTTATACTCATTGTGATAGCTTTGATATTTATGAGTTGGTTAAAAAAATGCTTGAACTGCGCGGCTTACCAGATGATTTTACATCAGTTTTTAATGTTATCAGTAAATATTCGGATGTATTTTTTGAAAAAGTCGAGGGCGCAGATTCTTATAAAAGTATTAGCGATCGTTATGTAAATGGTAATGCAGAACCAGTTTATAAGATATATGATAGTAAAGTTCTTGCTTGTTTCCATGAGCTTTATCCTATTGAATGGATAAATGATGGAATTACAATAAAAAGCATGAAAAAATATCATATACTTTTTTCTGAAGCTAATAATCAAATTATTATCCCTCATTATAATATTGATGGAGATTTAATTGGGATTAGAGTTAGAAATCTGGATGAATATAAAATTGATCATGGCGGTAAATATATGCCGGCATACATTCAAGGAGAATTTTACACCCACCCTTTGATGTACAATCTTTATGGATTAAATTTTAATAAGCAGGCTATTCAAAAAAATCATTTAGCAATTTTAGCCGAGGGTGAAAAAAGTTCTTTAATTGCTGATGGTTGGTATGGAGATAACAATTGTGTTGTTGCAACTTGTGGCGATAAGTTTAATAAATTTTTAGTGAAACAATTGGTTAAATTGGGTGTTACTGATATAGTTGTAGCTTATGATCGCATGAATCATGATAAAATATCTCAAAAAATATATTTTAATAAACTTTATTCAATGTGTCAAAAATATAAAAATTATGCAAATTTTTCTTTTATTTTTGATACAGATGAAATTTTAGAATATAAAGCTGCTCCTTTTGATAGTGGAGTAGAGACATTTGAAAAACTATTCAATAGGAGAGTTTTTGTTAAATGAAATATACATTAAATAGTAAAATTAATCATCTACCCGGCGAATCTTATGTTGAAACTTTATTGCGCGCCCGCGGATTAAATCACGAGGAAATGATTCAATATTTGAAGCCATCAAAAGATGTCCTTTATTCGCCACTCCTTTTAAAAAATATTGATGCTGGCGCGGAGCTTTTAAAGAAACATTTAGACGCTAATTCAATTATCTATGATGTAGTTGATTGTGATTAGGACGGAGTTACATCTTCTGCTATTCTTTATAATTATTTAAAATTGATTAAACCGAATATTTAGATTCTTTGGTCTATGCACTCAGGAAAACAGCATGGTGTTGAATTAGATAAAGTTCCCCATGAAGCAAAATTGATTATTATTCCAGATGCTGGTTCTAATCAATATGAAGAACATAAGATTTTAAAAGAACAAGGCTTTGATATTCTTATCCTTGATCATCACTTATGTGAAAAAGAAAGTGAAGACGCAATTGTGATTAATAATCAATTAGGGAAGTATCCTAATCGAGATTTATCTGGCGCTGGAGTTGTCTATAAATTTATTAAATATTTTGATGTAAAATATGGTTATAATTACGCTGATGATTTTCTTGATCTCGCGGCAATGGGTATTGTTGGCGATATGATGGATTTAAGAAATCTTGAAACTCGATATATTATCAGCCAAGGCTTGACAAATTTGAAAAACTATGGTTTAACTCGATTTGCTTTAAAACAATCTTTCTCAATAGGTAATGTTGACGATATTACTCCAACTGATGTTTCATTTTTTATTGCGCCACTTGTTAATGCAGTAATTCGTGTAGGGACTATGGCTGAAAAAGAAACTTTATTTAAAGCATTTGTTAGCGGCCCAAATGATACAGAACCATCTACTAAACGTGGAGCGAAACCAGGTGACACAGAAGTTATTGCAGATAAAGCTGCACGAATTGCTACTAATGCACGCAATCATCAGAATAAAATGATTGATCAAAGTGTCCAATTTCTTTGTGGAAAGATTGAAAAAGAATGTTTGGATGAAAATAAAGTTCTTCTTGTTGCTCTTGATGATGACGAATCAAGATATGTTAATCCTAATTTAACTGGCTTAATTGCTATGAAACTTTGCCAGATGTACAATCGTCCTGCTATTGTAATTCGTTTAGCAGACGCTAATATATTTAAAGGTTCTTTCAGAGTTAATTCAAATAGTCCTCTCGCCAATTTTAAAGATTTCTGTACAGAAAGTGGTTTAGTCGAATATGCCGAAGGACATGAAAGTGCGGCAGGCATTGGAATTGCAGAAAAGAATTTAAATAAATTTATTAAATACTGTAATAAGAAATTGGCCGATACTAATTTGGGTGAAAACAGTTATCTTGTAGATTTTGAATTTGATGGAAATTTCTGCGGAGATATTGAATCTATTTGTATTGATTTAGATGCTATTAAAAATGTTTATGGTAAAGGTGTCGAAGAACCTAAAGTTATTGTTAATAAAATTCTTTTCACTCAAAATGATATATTTATCATGGGCAAAAATAAAGACTCTGTTAAAATTGAAAAAGATGGAATTGCTTTTGTTAAATTCAAAGATGCCGATTTCGCACAAAAAGTTCAATCTTATTCTATTGGTGCAATTACCATCTATGGTAAAATGAATTTAAATCAGTTTATGGGTAATTATACTCCTCAAGTTATTATAGAAGATTACGAACTTGAGAATGGTAGGGCAATGTTTTGATTTTTGCACAAAAGTGTGATATAATATTTATAGAAATGAAAATGGAAGGGTGATTGTAACGAGTTATTTTAGTGGACATAATCACACGCATTATAGCAATATCCGTATGCTCGATTGTATTATCAAAGAGGATAAGTTAATTGATTATGCTTTGGAATTGGGTTTAACGGGTGTAGCAATCACTGACCACGAAAGTGTTTCTGGTTATATCAAAGCTTTAAAATATATGAAATCTCTAAAATCAAAAGCAAAAAAGATTTTAGAGACAGAGCCAAATGACGAATGGGCTAATCAGGTTAAAAATTTTAAACTTGTGTTAGGAAATGAGATTTATCTTTGTCGTGATGGTTTAAGTGCAAAAAATTTCATTAAAGGTGAAGATAAATTTTGGCACTTTATTTTATTGGCGAAAGATAAAGTAGGAAATAAACAACTTCGAGAATTATCTTCAAGAGCATGGAGCAGAAGTTTTTATCAGTTTATGGAACGTGTTCCAACTTATTATTCTGATATTGAAGAAATTATCGGAGAAAATCCTGGACACGTTGTCGCACAGACGGCTTGTTTAGGTAGCTTTTTCGATTATTTAATTTTAAATCAACAGTATGAAAAAGCATTAAATTTTTGTCATTGGTGTGAGCAAGTTTTTGGTAAGGAAAATTTCTTTATAGAAATCCAGCCTGGATTAAGTAAAGAACAAGTTACCTTTAATACTTTGGCAGCGCAATTTGCAAAAAAGAATCATTTCAATATTACAGTTACAACTGATAGCCATTATCTACGTCAAGAGGACAGAGAAATTCATAAAAGTTTTCTTAATTCCGGTGATGGAGATAGAGAGACTGATGATTTTTACGCTTACACTTATATGATGAGCGCAGATGAAATTCGAGAAAAACTCAATTATTTTGACGAAGATTTTATTACTCAAATTTTTGAAAACAGTAATAAGGTTTGTTCAATGATTGAAGAGTATGATTTAGCATATAAGCAAATCGTTCCTCGAATTCCTCTTGATTGGCATTTAATTCATTGCGAACCACAAAAAACCATTGGCGAACGGGAATATTTGAATAAGTATTTAAATAGCAAATATGAAGAAGATAGATTTTTTCTTTATAGTATTATTCAAAAAGGACTTGAATTAAATTGTTTGGATAAAATTCATCTTGATAGACTTGAAGAAGAACTTCAAGAAATGTGGATTGTATCTGAAAAAATTCAAGAACGTTTAAGTGCTTATTTTATTACAGTTCGTAAAGTTATTGATATCGCTTGGACAGACGGTGACTCTTTAGTCGGACCTTGGCGTGGTTCAGTAGGTTCAATGTTAAGTGCATATTTAATGGACATTATTCAGCGCGATCCATTAAAAAGTCCAACTGCGCTTCCTTATTGGAGATTTTGTTCAAGAGGGCGTGCAGAATTGGCCGATGTTGATATTGATTCTCAGGCATCTAAGCGTGAAAGATTTATCGAAGCAGTTCGTCGTTACTTTGAATCTATTGGCGGAGAATTAACGAGTGTTGCGACTTTTGGCACTGAAACTTCAAAAGCAGCATTACAAACTGCCGCACGTGGTTTAGGATATGAACCAGAATTAGGAAGTTTTCTTAGTTCTTTAATTCCTATTGATCGTGGTTTTGTTAGAAGTTTACAACAATGTTATTATGGTGATGAAGAAAAAGGGTATCAACCTATTCCGCAATTTATCGCGGAAATGGGTAAACACAAAGACATCTGGAATGTTGCAAAAAATATCGAAGGATTGATTAGTCGTCGAGGTGTTCATGCTTCTGGTATCATTTTAACAAATGATAAATTTACAGAACTTGGCGCAACGATGAAAAGTCCCAAAGGTGTTAAATGTAGCCAATGGGAACTTCATGATGAAGAGTATGCAGGTCATATTAAATATGACTTTTTGACTATTGATGGTTTGGACAGAATCCGTACTACAATGGAATTACTTCTTAATGATGGCTTAATAGAGTGGCAAGGCTCTTTAAAAGCTACTTACATGAAGTATTTAAATCCTGATGTTATTAACTATGATAATCCAGAGATGTGGAAACTTGTTGGCGATAATAAAATTATTAGTTTGTTCCAGTTTGATACACCTGTGGGATTGCAAACCGCAAAACAAATTAAACCAAAAAGTTTGCTTACTCTCGCACAGTCAAATAGCTTGATGCGATTGATGCCAGAAAAAGGACAAAAAACTCCTGTTGAAGAATTTGTTGAATATCAAGAACATCCAGAAAAATTAAAAAGAGATATTTATAATCTTAATGCAACCACTAAAGAAAAAGATAAACTTTATGAGTTTATGAAAGAATTTGGCGGTGTATTAGATAGTCAAGAATCTCTTATGCGAGCAGTTATGTTGCCATTCACAAATTATAATGTTGATGAAGCAAATAAAGTCCGTAAAACTGTTGCTAAAAAGAAATTTAAAGAAATTGCATCTTTAAAAGAAAATTTGTATCAACGGGGAAAAGAATTAGGAACTTCTAAAGATATTATTGATTGGATTTGGTCTCAAGCTGAAAAACAGATGGGTTATTCATTCAGTATTATTCATACTATTGCTTATTCAACAGTAGCAATTCAAGAGTTAAATCTGGCGTATTTTTATGATCCAATTTATTGGGATACAGCTTGTTTAATTGTTGATAGTGGCGGGCTTGAAGATAATCCAGAAGATGAAGATTATACTTTAGGTAATGACATTGAAGACGAGTTGGAAGATGAAGAAGATACTAAAAAGAAATCTTCAAAAACCGTTCAATATGGTAAAATTAGTTCTGCCATCGGTAAGATGAAAAATTTTGGTGTCGATGTTGAACTTCCAGATATTAATGCTTCAAGTTATACATTTGTCCCAGATGTCAAACACCATAAGATTATTTATGGATTAAAAGGTATCACAAGAGTTAGCGCAGATTATGCAAATGAGATTATTGATAATCGTCCATATAATTCTTTTGAAGATTTCTTAAAGAAAGTTAAAAGTACAAAACTTCAAATTATTAATTTGATTAAATGTGGAGCATTTGATAAAATTTCTTCTATTCCGCGCGAAAGTCTTCTTCGTAATTATATTGAAAGTATTGCGGAGACAAAAAATAAATTGACTCTTGCTAATATGCCAACTTTAATTAAATATGGTATCATTCCAAATGAATATCAAGATGTTGCGGCAGTTTATAATTTTAATAAATTCTTGAAAAAGAATTGTAAATCTGGTCTTTATTATTTGCTTGATGATTATTCTCTTGAGTTTTTTAATGCACATTTCAATCCAGATTTGGTTAAATTTGGTGAAAATGGTGCAATGATTGAGCAAACTCGAATGGAAAAAATATATAAGACCTACATGGATAAAATTCGTCCATGGTTAAAAGAATCAAAAGTTTTAGAGAGTCTAAACAAAGCAATTATTAATGAGATTTGGAATAAATATTGTTCTGGTTTTATTCCCAAATGGGAAATGGATAGCGTTGGTTACTATGATAGCGCGCACGAACTTGATGGTGTAGATTTTGAAGAAAGAGAAATTGATAACTTCTTTAATCTTCCAGAAGAGCCAGTCCCAGAAACAGTATTCACATCAAAAGAGGGAAAAGAAATTCCAATCTATAAATTGCATAATATTGCAGGAACAGTAATTGAGAAAAATAAACTGAAAAATATTGTAACTCTATTAACTCAGTATGGAGTTGTAAAAGTTAAGATTTATAAACCTCAATTTGTAAAATATGATAAACAATCTTTTGTTAAAGATGAAGCAACTGGTAAGAAAACAGTTACTGAAAAATCATGGTTTACAAGAGGAAATAAACTTATTATTCAGTGCATTCGTCGTGGAGATAATGCAATTCCTAAAGCATATAAAACTTCACCTTATAAACCAATTACGTTGATTTCAGATATTGATTATTCAACAGGACATTTAACTTTAAGAACAGAGAGGACAGACTAATGTATATTGGAATATTTGATTAGGATATTCTTTTAAATCCCGCGAAGTTTTGTCCATCTCTTGAATTGATGAAACTGTCCTATTATCACAAAAAAAGAGGAGATATAGTAGAATTTGTCCTGTCTTTTGAAGATAGCGAAAAATATGATATACTTTATCTTTCTAGGGAAAGTCTTTCTTAGAAGGACTTTCCTTCTTCTTTTTTATTGCAAAGTAACTTGCAATGGGTAGGCAGAGGTTTCACCGGTAATTATGTAAAACTTCCAGAAGAAGTTGAACATAGTCCTCCCGATAGAACATTTTATTCTACTTTTGTAAAAACTCACGAAAATGTATTTACTACTAGAACTAAAAATTAGATAGTTAGGAAAATTTTAAGTGAAGACTTCATTTTATTAAGAATAACAAATGGAAATGAGTTATTAATTGATTACACTAAACTAAATTATTCTAATCAAAAAATCATTTTATATGATTATAATTTTTATAATAGCTCTTACGCAAAAGAAATATTTGATTATTTTACCTCAAGAGGAAATGAATTATTATTTTTGTATAATAGCTAGATAAAAGATTTAGATTTATTTGTTTATTATTCTTCCAATAGTAAAGCTGTAAGTGATGGCAGATAGGCATTACTTTTAATTCATAATGATGGAATACCTATTACTAAATTAATGAAACATATAGATTGTTTTAATCGTTACTGCGGCTATCATGTGCCTTTAAACGAAAAACCTACTAGTAGAAAAGCTCTTATTGCCGCGTTAAATATTTATTTTTATGGCGCCTCGCGCAATGTAAAAATTCCTATAAAAGTGGATTTAAAACCAGACGACTGGGATGGCGCGGCGACTATTTATGAGATTTTAATGAGAGCTTTTTCAAATATTCTTACTTATAAATTGAATCCTACTTCTAATAAAACAGTTATGGATGAAGTTTATCATATCGCTGGTAAAGAGCGATGTAAATTGATAAATCAAACGATTCAAGCTGACCGTAATTTATATATATTGGCTAATTTAAATGTTCGTCAAGTCCGAGATAGTGGTAAATGGAGACCTAGATTATGAAAACTATTCAAGATTTACAAGCTGAATTAAAACAGCTTCAAAATAAAATAAATACTTCTATTGCAAATGGAGAGTATTCTCCTGATATGCCAATGTGGCGTGAAGGAGTAAGAAAAATTTTAGAAGAACTAAAGGAGATTGAAGACTCTTATGAATGAAAATTTTTTACAAGATAATCCTTTGAAACTTTTTGATGATTTTGTTCAAATTCCCGATCAGGCTTTTGAAGATGGTAGAGATATTGCTGAAATTAATTCACTAATTGAAACCATTATGAATAGCGAAGATTTTGTTCGCGTTCTTGTTAATTCGCGCGAAAATAACCCTCAAGAATTTAATCATTATGACAAACAGTTTGATGAATGGGTTGATCAAGCAAGAAAAAATGTTTTTGGCACTAGTAAGAAAAAAGAAATGATTCTTTCTTTTATGTCTCGTTGTCAGGTAATGTTTAAAGAAATTAAAGAAACAAATGGTTATTTCCAAAAAGTACCAGTTAAGTTTTGCAAAGTTACTCCTGATGCAATTATTCCTGCTTATCAATCTATTGGCGATGCTGGCGCAGATATTTATTCTAATGAGGATGCAGTTGTTGAGTCTGGTAAGACAATGATTATCCACACTGGAGTAAAAATGATTATTCCTGGCGGTTATCGTATTTCAGTAGTTCCTCGTAGCGGTATGAGTTTAAAAACTGGTATTCGAGTTGCGAATGCGCCCGGCACGGTAGATTGCACTTATCGTAACGAGGTTGGAGTTATTGTTTGGAATACTGGTTCTGAACCCTATGTTATTAGAAAAGGTGATAGAATTGCACAAATGATTCTCGAACAAACTCCTAAAATGCAGGCTCAAGAAATTTCTGAAGAAGAGTTTGAAAAATATTCTACTGATAGAGGAGCAGGCTTTGGTTCATCAGGCCGCTAATTAAAAATGAAAATAACACTAGATTAGATTCGTTCTGATCTAGCTGAGAAAGGTTGGAAAGTTAGAAGCGAAGAATATATTAATTTATCAACAGACATGGAGTTTGAATGCCCAGAAGGTCATTTAGTTATTGCGCCATATAAAAAAATTAGAAATAAATTTTAGTGTCCAATATGTAATTCCAACCCTTTGAAAAAAATGGATATGTCTCCAATCCCTAAAACAGAAGCTAGACGTGTCCTCGCGCTAGATTAGGCTACAAAAATAAGCGGTTGGTCATTATGGGACGATGAAACTTTGTTACGATATGGTGTTTTTAAAGCTAAATCAAAAGATACTGTTGACAGGTTAGTTGAAATTCGTTAGTGGCTGACTAATTTAATTATTAATTATAAACCAGATATTGTTTTGCTTGAAGATATTTAGTATCAATAGAAAATTGAAGGAAAAACAGTTTTTAATGGTGAAGCTGTAAATGGAGTTACCATTTATAAGGCTTTAGCTGAATTGCTTGGAGTTCTTCAAGTTTCTTTGCGCGAGTAGGGCGTAGATTTTAAAGTAGTGTCTTCATCTACTTGGCGCGCAGATGTCGGGATTAAAGGTAAAACAAGAACCGACAAAAAACGAAGTGCCTAGGTTCATGTAAGAGATTGGTTCGATATAAATGTTACCGAAGACGAAGCAGATGCAATTTGCATTGGACGATATGGAACTAGAAATTGTAAGCCCGTTGAAATGTTTCAATGGGGATAAAATGAAAAGAGAGAACTCAATTAAGAGTTCTCTCTTTTTTTATTTATTTAAAATTTTTGACTTTATTAGCCAAATCGCATTTCTCATCCATGTAATAGTCGTAAAGATAATCCCATTTCCCTTCCTTTGCGAAATATCCTTCTTTTTCTTTCTTGCCTATTTCACGGAGAATGATAGCATGATCTTCATCAAACATTTTTAAACGTTGCTCCGCGCGAGTGATATAAAAAGTCATAAGGTCATCATGGCCATATTTTTTAGAACCACAAGCATAATCATACATCATCTATGCGTCTTTTAGCTCGTCCATCATTGTTTTTAACAGAGCTTCTATTTCCATAGTAACACTCCTTAATTCAATCTTACAATAGTAATTTCAGCATCAGAATAAGTAGCTTCTAATCCAGTATTAACAACTGTCAGATTAGCTGTATTATCTACGCAAGCACAAGAATTTAGAACTCTTACTACTGTTGAAAAAGAAACATTTTTAGAACTTCCCGCGGTGTCTATTGTTATAGAACTTAATGCACCTGGAATTGCCACTCCATTATTGTATAATTGAGCAGAAGCAAGACCAGTACTAGCTGCACTTAAAACACCACTGAAATTAACTAAATAATATCCAGTTTTCCTTAAAGTAACGGTTGGAGAGCCAGCTGTATGGCAGGTTCCGCAACCAACTACATATCTATTACTAACAAAAGGAATAGCTGCGTTACTAGCAACAGCGACACTGGTATTAGTATAACTATTTACCATGTTATTCCTCCTTTAATAATTAGATACCGCAGCCAGTGTTTGCACGGGCACAACCATTGCCATATACGCTTTCATAAGGAGAGCAAGTAATATAAGCAGGCTGTGGGAATGGACGGAGAGTGCCGATAATATTAGCGCTCTGAGCTTGTTGGCTAAGCTGGAAGTTAGCAGTAAGCAAGTCACGATCACGGTCTGCCAAACGGTCGCGAAGTTCCTGCATAACATTAGCATTAATCAATGCGCGAGTTTGCTCGCCTTCAGAGTGAATAGCATTAGTGATTTCACAAGTATTCTTATAGTTTTCTGCACGAACATTATCAATAGAGCGCTCGATGTCACAGCAACAGTTCTGTTGCTGATAGCCCAATTGAGCCATCTGAGCAGAAACCATATCGAATCCTTGATTCATATTAGAATTTACGCCGCTAAAGCCTTGACACAAGTCTTTCTGAATTGCGTTAAAGCCTTGCATATCATTCATGCCATTGTCGTAAAAACCTTCACGCATTGTAGATTGGTTCTCACGAATGCCATTCTGCAACTGAGTATAATTCAAGCCGTCATAAAGTTCTGCGCGAGTTAATGCGCACTTACTTTCTAAACTTTTTTATTAAATTTAATTGTTCTGGAGTTAAATTCCCAGAACCTACTGGTGTTTGATTCGCGCCTGCAACTTCTTTTATTTTATTTATCTAGTCATCAGTTAAATTAAATTGAGATTTGGCAATTTTTGTCAAATTTGGATTAGACAAATAAGAATCTAAGCGCTTTGAATCTTCAGGATTTTGTCGTACCTATTGAACAAATTCTGGAATCCTCTATTGAATATTATTAGGAGTAATGTTATTTTGTTTCAGCCAATTTTGATATTGCGGCCATAGCTTTATTAGATTCTGGATGTTCATTAGAAACAACCTCCTGTTTAGATAATAATTCATTTAATTGTTGTTCTACTTTTGAAAGTCTTTCTTCAAAAGGAGATGTACTATCCTCTTGCTCACCTTGAGAAACAGATTCAAAAATTTCGTGTAACTGTGCTTGAGCTTCACTTAGTTCTTTTTGAAGTCTTTCTACATAGTCCTATTTATAAGCAATAATACCAATACTATTATCGAATGCTCGGGTATAAATTCTATCATCATTGTTTACGAAGAAAATTTGTTGTTCTCCGCCGCGTGGCAAAGAAATAGTATTCATATTTTCAATAGCAGATAAATTATAAGTCATTCCAATTACATTTGATAATTTTTCAAAAGTAATAGGTTTATAAGGTATAGAAGATATTGTTGCAGGATTAAATTGTTGCCCCTGCATATTTGGGTAAAGATTATTCATTAATTTCCTCCGCCGCCAAAGATAGAACTAATTAGCGGTAAAACATTTTGAGAATTTTTAATTAAATTTGGTAACATTTGAGAGCGCTCTCTTTTATCAGCCGCTTTTTGAGTGGCAATAATAAAGGCCATTTCATCTTTTGTTAATGATTCCCCTCGGCAAGCATTAGCCATCATTTGAATACTCTAATCAATCATTGCATCAAGAAATTTATCATTCATCTATCTCACCCCTTCATCTATAAAGTGAAAAGCCTAATCGGGGATTATAAAATTTTGCCAAAATTTGCCAATGAATTTTTAAGAAAATAAGGGTCAGAAATTTGACCCTTATTTTTATTTAATTATAATAAAATCCTTCATCAATAGTGCCACCATTACCAACAGAAGCACTTATAGAATTAATAACTTGTTCAACAGTTTGTCCATTTGCCATACGAATACCAGAAGCATCGGTAGTATCCGTAAATTGCGCATTTGCTGGGACGTCAGATTGGACAGTATGATTATTAACACGAGTGGCATTATCTACAACGCCATTATTATCTCTGTCATAAACTGATTTTAGCATCGCGCCCTAGTTATTTAGATCTTGGTCTGCTGAACCATTGGCATTGTAAATATAACCATAGCTACCATTTAATTTATCAATAATAATACCATTATCAATGTTTCCAGCTTTACTTTCAATATAAACATAATCGTTTACAATTGAGTCAACATAAGGTCGCGCAGGAAAAGTATAAATGGTATCATATCCAATAAGCTAAACTCTATATCTATTATTTCCAAGAACTTCTTTTATTTGTCCAATATAACGAACTGTAATTTTTGATTCTTTTATATAGGAATCAATTCTCTAATCTATTACTTCAATAATCTATCTTCCATATTTATTTAAAGCCATAATCAATTCTCCGGTAATTCTTTTATGCTACTGCCGCTGATAGACATTGTACCAACACCAATAGGATAAGTAATTGCAGTAATAATAAATTCTTGTCTATCATATTGATAGTAAGAATCTGTCAAGGAAAAAGTATTATCAAGTTCAAGACTAGGAATTAAAGTACAGGTAAAAGAAATTTGAGTACCTAAAAGACAAGCAGTTTTTAAAATATACTATGCATAATTTTCAGCTTCCTGTTGAGAATAAATAGTACTTTTCTCAATATAACGAGATTTACGTCCTATTTTTGCAACACTTAATGGTGAACGAGCATCATTGTTTTCAGCTATTGCAATAGGAATTTGTCCCCCAAGTGGATTATCACCAACTACATAAATATAATTAGCGATATTTTTTAACTAATAATTTACTTGCGCGGAAATATATTCTGCGCTTTTTTCAGTAAAGTCCCATTGATTTTGAACATTTTTATACTCATCAAAATTTAATGACTTCTTGACATTTAAATGTCCGTCCATATCATAGTAAATATCGGCATGAAGAGTAGTAGCTAAATCATTTAAAAGGTCTCCAATATAAGAGCCGGGACCTTTACTAAAAGCAAGTTGAAGTTTATATTCTTGAAGGTCTGGGTCAATAATGGGTTCAAGAGGATCAAGCATCTAACCATTACCAATATCTTGTTTAAGAACATTTTTAATGACATAAGAAATTGACATCCCTATATCAAAAGAAAAAGTTCCAATCATTTCACCATAACCAGTATCGTTAGTAAAAGCTCCATACTTATCAACACCAGTAAAAGAAATTGTCTAATTGCCAGAATTATCTTTTTGCGCATTTATATCGGTAATGATATAAACGCCTTTAGAAAACCAAAATATATCCCCAGAAATTCCAGTAGTCTGGCCATTAAGCTAAATTGCTTTTTGTTCAGTCGCAAGTCCAACATATAATTTAAATTTTTTTCTAACCCAAAACAATTTATTATTTGCATCTGGAATAAATTTTCCTGCTGGATCAAAAATAGAAAAAGAAACTGTATTCCGAACTCCCTATTGTAAAGTTGATTGAATTGAACCGCTATTATCTGTAATTTCTTCTGAAATTTCGGTGTAAGCATTTTCAAACTAATCCAGCAATTCAACTTTTATAACAGGATATAAAGTAGCGGATTGAACCGCTACTCTATACTCTTTCCCTGTGTAGTTAAAATATTCCATTTAAACACCTCACAGAGAATATACCTTAAATGAATCAATATCACCGACTTGAGTCAATGTGCAAGTAACTTGAGTCGGCATTTCTGGAATCGCAGCATCGCTAATGTCAGAGGTTGCAGAAATTGCAGCGATGAAAACATGGCCTTTTGGATCTTTAACTAAAATTTGATTGCGCGCGTATGCAAACTCATTCCATTTCTCAATACGCTCTATAGTATCTTCATATATATTAGAACCGCCATTTCTAAAACTAAATTTGCCTAAATAACCAGTAAATTGAGTCGTCTTATAATTAGCCATACTAGTCATAACTTTAGGATATGGAGCAAAACCAGTTTGAAGAGTTTTTGTAAAGTTTTGAGTATATTGCGCGCTTTGAACTCCTAAAAGGAAATTCCAAGTATCGCCAGGGGCATAGCTGCCATCGGCGCGTTTCTTAATATCGGTCATATGCCATTGCTCATCATCTACATGAATTACGGTTTCGCCATCATCATTGATTTTTGCAATTAAAACATTATAAGTTTTGTCTCTTAGCAAAGGAATAATCTAATATCTGAAATAACCGTTACTTGGAATATTATAATCATAAATATAATATTGTCCAGCTTCTTCTGCTATTGTATAATTGAAAATATCAATGTCCGCAATCATATCATTAGCAATCATATTAGGAGTTTGAATACTATTAAGCAGACTATAAATTTTATCAAAAGGTTCAGTGTTAAAGTTAAAACTTAAATCTTTTCCAGCAAAATATTCATCCATTGTCTGTCTTAAATCAGTGAAACTATTGTTTACTAATTCTCTTAAATCTGCTCCACGAATATATCTAATGGCGTTACCATTTTCATCCCAGCCTTGGACATAAGTCGCAGTATCAACAATATTTTCATAACCACCAAGAGGACTATGGTTTGAATCATCTAATGTAATTGCACCGCAAATAGAAGCATAAATTGCATCCATTTGACGCATAAAATCAAGAGCCATATCTCGACTATTCACATTATCATTTTCGTAAACATTGCGGAAAATTCTGTAACCATATACTTCGCGCGATAAAGAAGAAAATCCAACATTACTATCATTGAAGTTTAGGATAAAATTATCTTCACTTGCGATAGTACCACGACGGTTAATGTCTAAAATTCCGTAATAAAGAACTTCACCATAGAGATTAATTTTACTTAAACCATTTAGCATTTGAGAAGTGGGACGTCCGCCGCTTAAAAGATAAGAAGCTGAGATATATTTAGAAGTGTCAAAATTAGTTTTAGTAGGGCCAGATGGTAAGTTATTACCACCATCGCTCAAATCGGCATTATTACCCGCGTTTTCGCCATAGAACCCTAAGCGCCAATCGTCTTCAGATTCCATAATTAATTCATTCGTCGCGCAACTATCTTCATTATAAAAACGAGTAATTTTATAAGACGCTTTTGCTTCATTTGAGCCTTTTGTAGACCAAGGGAATAAATAAAAATGGAAACAATACTTAGATAAGTTTTGTTCTGTTGGCGCGAGAACACCATTTGTGGGTAATAAAACTGTTTCTGTTTTATTCGTCACTTCTGGTAAACGATATTGGAAAATTTGATTCTTATGGGTATCGTCATCATCCCAATCAATAAAAGATTGAACGGTTTCAATAATTGTGTTTTTAGAAGATTTAATTGTAACATTATCTTCCATTAATTCAATTATATTATCTTCTATTGAAAGACTAATAACAGTAGTGTCTTGAGTATTGTTAAAAGCTATAAGAGGATCAATAGTTATTTTATCTAATCCTTTTAAAACTTTATTAATAGTAAAGCTAATTTGGAAATCGTGAAGAGGGTTGATATTTAAAATTTCACTACCTTTGTGATAGTAAGTCATATATCCATCTTCTGAAATCTTATATGCTTTTAAAGGGAATTTTTTACCATTAGCTATATAAGTACCATATTCAGTAATTTCTACATTTTTAGACGCTGGTGGATATGCATTGTCTTTAGTCCAAGAAACTTTTGCTGCGCCCTTTTCTTCATCGTAAGAAACAGAAGCAAAATGATCGTCTTTTTCATCATCTTGGAACATATCAATTGTCGGATATAAATAAGTATAATAATAATAGAAGCCATTTTCAGAAGTGGCCAACATTAATTCTATTCTATATCTGTCATAATCAGTAACATAGTTATTATAATCAATTAAAATATTACGAGAGAAGATTTTTTCTGATTCGTAAAGAGGAGTACTGTCATAAATAACTGTACCTTTTTCATTAATTAATCCGCCTTGAATCTTATATTTATAATATTTAAAATTATAAGACATTCCCGCAAGAGAGGAAACAATAGGGAAAAACCTTTGTAAAGTTACCAAAGGGTTTTCTTCAGAGCCAACAGACGAATCTGACAAAGGCAAAATTTGAGTTTTTGATTTCTGGAAAATGAAATGATTTGACAAACCGTCTTCAGAAGTAGTAGGTTTATTACCCGCCGCGATCTATTCAGAATAAGCTAAAAAAGAATAATATGGAACATCATCAATCTAAAAGTTTATATCTGGTTGCTTTTGATTGGTAAAATAGTAATAATTACTGTCATAGTAATTATTTAAAACAGTAAAATAGAGGATCTAATTACCAGTTAATTCACCTGTTTGATTAATTGAATTTTTAGGACTAATTAAACTTAATTTGTCACTAGATAATCCGCGGCCCAATGTATATAATCCATAGTCTGAATCTTCAATATTAGAAATTTCGTCATAAGTAAAGAAAGTATTTGATGAGTCAACAGAAGAATCAGTTGAACTTAGAATAATTAAAATGTCAGCTGCGTCTTTATCAATGATTCCTTTTTCTTTTGCTTTTGTACGAGTAAGCATTTCGCTAGTAGAAGTAGTTTTATTATATTGAATTTTTTCATCTTCTAATTCGACAGTGTAAATTGTAGTTTCATTGTCTTTGTCAAAATCAATATCTTCTTCATTTAAAGTAGAATAAGTTGAATCATTAAGCAAATCAATAGTGGTACTTGCTAATGCTTTACCTTGAATCGCAGCAATTTCTTCTTCTGTAAGATAAGAAGTACCATTACGATAGCTACCTGTTTTTGCATCAATATAAAGCAAATTACTCATTCCAAGTAAGGAACGACTTCCAGTAAGAATATTCTCTGTCGAAATTGGTGTGCCATCTGAACCATAAGAAATTGTTTCTTGCTTTACAGTAAAGTTATATAATTTGCTTCCTTTTTTAGTTTGCCCTGTTGAACCCCAAACAACGTCATAAGTTGCATCTTGGATTTTCTATTCGCCATTGTTTGTAACTTGTTCTGTCACAGTAGATGTGCTGCCCAAAGAATAAGAAATAGATTTATTGTTATTTGTAGCATTAAATAAATCTCGACCAGTAACCTTATCTGAAATAGACACAATCGTGCCAGTAGAATCTTTCACAATGGCATTTTTAATAATTCCAGAAATACTACTTCTAACAAGAGTAGAAGAAGAAGCATGATTTAAAGCAATACATTTATAAGCGCTACTACCAGCATCGTAAGAATAGCTATAAGTGTAATAACTTAAATTTTTAACAGGAGTATAATAAACTTCTGAATTGCCATTACCTATTGCTTTTGTTCCTACGAAATAGGTATCTGGTTTTTGAGTATTATAATATTGCTCAGTGTGAGTTTCATAGTTATTAATTGGAAAAGAATTTTGACCTATTTTTAAAACATTTCTTGTCCATCTATCTGGAACATATCCTTCCACATTTTGATTTTCATCATTAGGATCAGGATAAAGAGTCGGAGAATAATTAGGATTATTTTTAAAAATATAAGAATCTGATTCTTCAAGTAAGCCAGTAATAGTTCCTTTTACAATAGCTTCATCATCTTGTAAAGATAAAACATTTGTGATTTCGCCAGATTGAATAATATTCGATGGAGTAGTATTATCTTCAAATAAACGTAATTTCCAAACTAAACCTCTATTGGTATAAAGGTCAGAATTTAATATACTCGCGCAATCAAAATAGTAGTCTTCATCATTATATATAGTAACAGCTTGTCCTAATTGAGTTGTTGGCGTAGCGACTGCTCCAGAATCAATAGTGGGCAAATATTTTATATTTTCTCCAGTAACAGTCGAAGCAACTGAACTCCAATCTTTTAAAACATTATTCTTATTACTATTATCTAAAATCTTATAATCATAGCCAACGAGTGCATCGCCGCCAAAAGTAAAAGAGAACTAAGGATTCTGACTCAAATCCTTAGCTTCATTATATGGACTTACATTATATGGTTCTCTAATCATTTGTCCACCTCAATAAAAAAATAAAAGCCTTACCCATTTAGAGTAAGGCTTTAATATATTATCTCCTAATTGAAGCGCTTTGTTTCAAGTCTTGAACCAAGGAGTCTAAGTTATCAGCATTACTCTCAACATTAAATTCACAGTTAGTGAAATTAGTTCCGTTGTTGTTTGTATTGTTGGTCGCGCCGAAGCCCATAAGAGCATTTCGAGCACTTCCTGCTGAAGATAAAGTAGGAATCCTTGTCATACTGTCTATGTATTTGAACAAAGCAGCTGATTGAGAGTTGTTGAGAACGAGTTCGGGACGGTTTTTAGTTCCGTGGATGGCAACAGTTGAAGTAAAATCATCAACTCCGCCATTGGAGAAACCAACTAAACCACCAACAGATTTGCCACCACTATTATTTACAGTAACTTTAATATTACCAATGGCATTTACAATTCTACCCGCCGAAGTATCAATCATTGAACGAATTTGAAGAGCTTCGCTAGGAATTTGCAAATGAATATTAGTAAGCAAAGAATTTGTTCTTAATATTTCATTGGTGCTTCCTTTAACCGCAGTGGAAACTGTATTGCCCGCACTCTTTGCTCCATTAGAAGCAGTAGTGCCAGCATTCTTTGCAGCGGTTGCCACCTTGTTACTATTGGTATTACTGAGTTCTTTCTCTTGTTCAGAGAGTAAATTCTCTTGTTCCTTTAAAGCATCAATCTGTGCTTGAATAACATTAGCTTGCTCATCAAGCCCGTCAATCTATCCTTGAATTTTTTCAGCTTCATCGTTATTTCTAACGATTTGCTCATACTGCCCTTGTAACTGACCAAATGTTGAACCGCCTTCAAGAAGTGAATCAAGAGTTGCATTGTTAATTTGATTCATTATTTCTTGACGCTGATTAATTTCATCAGTGGTCATATCCAAACGGTTAGACCATTCATCATATTGGTCAAGAGCAGCATTCATTCGATTGATGTAATCTGCTGTTTGACTTGCGTTAGTATTAGCTTGTTCAAGCGCGCCATTAATTGTCTCATAGAATTGAGCGAAATTCTCTAATTGACCAATCTAGCCATTAACCATCTAGCCAATCAAATCTTTCATTTCTTGCTGAATTTGGGCAGTTTCAGCATTATTTGAAAGTTGATTTTCGAAATATTGTTTTAAGGCTTCGTCGGCTTGATTTTGCTGTTCTTCAAGTTTCTTAATAGCTTCAGCAATAGAACCTTGAACATCTTCATTGCTTTGTTGGTCATAAGCATTAGATGCTTCATTTGCGCGATTAGTTGCATCAGATGCAGCTTGTTGTTGCTGGTTATTGTTTGAAACTTGTCCAGAGAAGTTTGAGAGCTGGTCTTGACGACTTGCATCATTACCATATTGGAATTGACGAATTAAATTAGTCTATTCTTCAAGTTCAGATGTAGTCTTACCAAGAGCATCTTGAGCTTTATCCCATTGATCCTTAATGTCGTCGAGAGCATCTTTTTGGTCTTCAAGGTCAGATTTGATGTTTTCGAGATTGTCATTTTGCTTCTCGATTTCATCAGTCTGTTCTTCAATTTTCTTTTGTTGACGTTCAAGAATCTCTTTCTAATAGTCGCGTTGGGCAGACGCAAGATTAGATTGAGCATTAGAAATCTCAGACTTGTCGGTGCGTAAACGCCAGCCGCCACCGTTAGTAAGAACCATACGGGTTTTTTGGTTGCGAGCGTTGGCTAAAGCATCACGAGCTTTTTCAAGGGCAAGAAGTTTCGACTCACTGTCGGCCGCAGTATCAAGTGCATCAATTTGGTCTTGGATAGCGTCTTTTTGCTCATCGAGTAGGTCGATATGCTCTTTATTACGGTCAATTACTTTATCGTAAGAGTCAATTTGGTTATCGAGACCATCTTGAGCAGCATCGTAGTAGGCTTGAGCGGCGTCGTAGAGTTTGTTGAGAGAATCTTCCTGTTGGTCCGCTGCATCTTGAAGTTCATCAGCTTTGGATTTGAGTTCGTCAGCTTGTTTTTTAAGAGCATCGAGTTGATCATTGAAAGAGTCAATCTCAGATTGGATAGTATCTTTAATTGCGCCGTAGAAGGCTTCGATGCGGGTTGTCTGGCGATCAATCTCGTCATTGAGGCGAGACTTGATTAACTCGACATAGAGTTTATAGTTTTCTTGAAGTTGCTTATTGGTTTCTTCAAGAGTTTTCTTTTGATTTTCAAGAGCTTTCTTTTGATCTTCAAGAGCTTGTTTAGATTTTTCAAGAGCTTTTTGCTATTCTTGAAGGGCTTTCTTTTGAGCTTCAAGAGCATCAGTTAATTCATTAGATTTTTCAGCTGCTCCGCCACCAGAGGAAGCTTTACCTAAACCATTAACTGCTTTTGCTGCGCCATAAACTTTCTAAGAATAAGCATCAAGTAAGTTAATTGCATCAGTAATACTATTAAGATTATTTTGCGCAGAATCTAATTTATTATGCGCTTGATTTGCAGCAGATTGAGCATTTGATAAATTTTCTTGCGCTGATGCTAATGATTCTTGTGCCGCCTGAGCATCAGATAAAGCTTGTTTTAAAACAGTGGCTCCACCTCTAACGGCTATTCCTCCAGAACCAGCTTTACCGATTCCTAAAGCTGCTGCACCAGCAGGATAAGTTTGCGCAATTTTTTCAGCTTCTTCCTCGGTAATCTAAACAATATCATTAGCATTTTCGCTAGTTGCTCTAACTTCTTCGCTATCTGCTTCAGCCCCAGCTATTCTGGATTTTATTTCCGCAATTTTTGCATTAGTTACTGCTTTTGATTGTTCTAATTCGTTCTATGCTATTTGGACAGATGCGTCAGCCGCATCTGCTTCTGCCTATAAAGCTTTTACAGTAGCCTTTGCTTCTTCTTGTTTAGCAAGTAATTTTGCCTAAGCAGCTGCAATTTCAGTTGCACTTAAACCTTGCTATGCCATTGTTGCGGCGTCCATTCCCGTAACTTCTTCAAGCAAAGAATTATTTAAAGCTGCGGAAGAAAGGATTGCATTTGCATTGGCGTCGTCGGCTTGTAACATCTACTAAGCGTAATTAGATGCTTCATCCGCAGCAATCATCCATTTGCCAGAAGCTTCATCCAGATAAAAATTTAAATCCTGTAGACTAATACCTGCATTTTCAGCTGCCGCAGCCATTTCAGCAAAAGTATTATATCCATCTCCACTTGCAGTAGATAAAAATTCAGTAGCACTAATTGTCTAATTATAAGCTTCATTTAAAGCAAGAGCTGCTATTTTATTATCGCCTAATGCTTGTCGAACATTTTCTAAATAAGGAGTTAGAGAAGAATATTTTGATTCAAGTGCATCTAAAGTTTCGATAAAATCAGATATTCCATTGCCACTAGTCCAATCAATATTTGCTAAGCTATCCTATAAAGTCTCAACTACGCCTTGCAGCATATCTGAATTTAAACCACTAGTAGAATCATTTAAAATGCTCTAAAAGCTATCTGCTAAAGAAGAAGCGAAGTCTGCACCACCAGTATCTAGTGCGGTTTTTAAAGTTTGGATTGCACTATAACCTAATTTTTCAGCTTGCTCTTGTGAAATGACACCTTGATCAGTTAATGCTAGAACAGCATCATCAAAACCTTTTTTAATGTTTTGTTGAACGCTTGACATTAAAGCTGCAGAGGGGTCGTTAGTAGAAATAATATCTCCAAAATCCTAATTAAATTGATTTGTCAGAATATCTACGGTTTCACGAGAGAGTTCAGACATATCTCCGCGCAAAAAAGCTAAGAAATCTTCTTGAGAGACTCCTAATCCGGCAATTATTTCGTCATAGTATTTTTCAATTTCTGCAACTTCCTACTAGGCTTTTTCTGTAATCTATCCATTTTCCAAGAAATCACTATTAGCAAATTGAGAAACAAGAGATAGAGTTTGACTGTATTGTTGATTATTTAATTTTGAGCCTGCAGATTCTGCTGAAAATCCTGTTTGTAGCATTGTATTTGCTACATCATTTGCAGAATAGAAATTAGTAGTAAGCTCTTTTATCTTCGCATTATATTGTTCTTCTGTACCTTCAAATAATTTATTACCAGCGTTATCTTCAATAGTCCAAATAGTTTCAGCAGTAAATCCTAACCTTTTTGCTAATTCGATATTGGTTTCTTTTCTAGTAGTTGAGCCAGAAAGATAAGAAGAGCCAACCTAAATATCCTATCTTGCATAATCATTTAGATTAACTTCTTTTCCAGAGGAATCTTTATAGACTGTTTTAAAACTACTTTCACTTCCAGCAGTTTCTTTATTCTTCCATTCTTTTTCAAGCTGAGCTTTTTCATTTTTCTTATTCTAAGATTCTTCTTTTAAAGCCTAATATGCTTCTTGCTGAGCAAGCTCCTTTTTCTTTTTAATTGTATCTTCAAGAGTATCAATTAAGTTTTCATAACTTCCCTGACAAGCAATAACAACATCCTATTCGTCACTAAAAGCTTCTGCAATTTCATTCTTAATATCAGTTAAATCTTCGCCATTCTCTTTTGCTTCTTTTAATTTATTAACATAATCATCAAGAGATTGTGCGTCTTGTTCATATGTTTTTTGTGCTTCTTTATGGGCTGCAATGGATTCCTTTAATTTATCAATTTCGTTTTGGGTTTCTTTTGCGGTTTCTTTTAAAGAATCCTTATATAATGTCCAAGCACCTACCGCAATACCAAGGATGGCAACAATAGCTGTAATAGTTGCACCTACAGGATTTGAAATAAACTCCCAAAGAGCAGTAATTGTCTTATGGATTTGGACTTCTAAAATTTCCCAGCTAAGTGCCTAGGTCCCATTAGCAGTTGCGACTTCATAACTTTCTAATATTGCTGCAGCATCAGCAGGTAAAATTCCTTTTTTTATAAGTAAATTTTCAGCTCCTGCTTTATTTAATTTTTTTTGTACTGCCTCTAATATAGTATCAGCTGCTATTATTTTTTTTGTATTGTCTAAAGAAGATAAATCAATAGCATTTTGCATAGCTTTCATAGCATATTGCTTTGTCGCAGCTATATTTGCTAAAACTATTTTTGCAGTTAATAAAGCAATTCCAGCACCAGCAGTTATTGCGCTAGGCCCAATATCAGCTAAAAATCCAACAAAATTACTAAAAACATCAACTACATCAACAATAATATTTCTACCATCGGAAAAAGAAGTTTTTAATTTAGTCCAATTATTATCTAAACGAGTTAAAGCAGAAGAAATATTGTCACTGACGACAGAGAATTGTTGCTCCGCCGCGCCAGCAGAATCCATTGCATAAGCAAGATTATCAACGTTAGATTGATAATTACCAACCAAGGCAATAAAGTTAGAAGACTATTGGGTACCAGCCGCCATAGTAGCAATGTACTTCTAAGTATTGGTATCTAATGTATCCCACTTAGCAGATAATTCCATAATAACGTCGCCAATATTACGGAAATTACCTTCGGTATCACGAAGTGCAACATCAGCTTTCTTTAATGCTTTTTCAACGTCGTTTGCGTTTACACCATCTTCAAGTAAAGAATCAGGATCGGTTTTTAATTTTTGGAAACGAGCAATAATACTCTTCATAGAGTTACCGATTGTTTCGGCACTCAAACGAGTAGTTTCTTCCATTGTGGCGAGGAAAGCGGTTGTCTACTCAAAGCTCATTCCGGCGTTCTTTGCGATAGAAGCAGTACGAGCCATAGCCGTTGCAAGTTCTTCAACATCGGTTGCAGTTTTACCAGCCATATTGGCAAAAACATCAACGACGTTAGCCGCATCATCGCCTTCCATACCAAAAGCATTCATGGTAGAAGTCAATTGGTCAACAGCTGTAGCCAAATCTTGCTAAGAAATTGCAGCCATTTTACCAGCGGCATTAAGACGAATTTCAGTTTCTTCTGTACTTAAACCTTGCTGGTAGAAAAGTAACATACCATTGGTCAAATCATCAATAGACAATGCAAGATTATTAGCATTATCTATCATCTATGGCATATCGCCCCATAGTTGATCAGTAGCAATGCCACTAACGGCAGAAATGGCACTTAGGTTATCATCTAATTCTTGATAAGTCTAAACAATATCAGAAATAGCTCTTTTTGCCGTGGCGACAATAAAGCCTAAAGAAGTCCATTTAGTAATCTATCTATCAAGAGCAGTGGTTAGTTCATCTGAACCTGATGCAGCTTTCTAAAAATCATCTACAAAAGTGGAAGAAGCTTGTTGCCAAATTTGTTGAGCTTTCTTTTCCTCTTCCGCTGCTTTACGAATAGCCTCAGCCTATTTATTTTGGGCTTCGGCTTGCTTCTAAAGTTGTACAGCATTTGATTTATTCGCTACTTCTTGATTTTTCGCAGCAGTATATTCATCTTCTCTTGCTTTAGTAGTAGTTTCAATCGCAGTTTTAATTTGTGATTGAACATTACTTTCAGTTTTTAATAAAGCAGTATAAGACTTATCCGCAGCTTGTAATTTTTTAATTTCAGCCTAAGATTCTCTCTTAGCCTAGTTAGTATTTTTATGATCTTCTTTTAATTGCTTCATAGTTCTAGTTTCAGAACTATAAGTCGCAACTAACTATTTTTCGTCTTCAGTTAACTCTCTATTCTATGTTTTTGCTTCTGCTAAAGCCTTATGATAAGTCTAAAATCCATCTATATATTCTTTTTCAGCTTTACTTTTTTCTTTCAAAGCCTAAAGATTTTCTTGCTCTGTTTTTAACTTATCTTGGACTTCACTCTTTTCTTTTCCAAGAGAAACTTTATAGTCATTTACTGCCGCAGACAATTGAGCATACTAAGTTTTAACGTCCTGCAATAAAGCTGCATAATTTTTAGAAGAATCAGTGTTAAAATCAAATTTATTAATTTCTTCTAACTTAGCTTTAATCTGATCGGCCTATTTAGAGAAATTATCCGCTAATCCTTTACTATTGCTAAAATTAGTATCTATCTTTATATTAGACAGCTATTTTTGAAAAGCGTCAACCGCAGATTTTACATTAGTAAACTGGGTATTTATGTTTAGCTATAAATTAATATTGCCTTTTGTAGCCATCACTTTCACCTCAAATAAAAAAGACTGGTAAATACTTACCAGTCTTTAATATCATATATCCGCATCTATATCATCGTCAAGATAAGTTACCTAAATGGACTTTCTCTTGTAACGAGAGCCATCAGGAATAACCGCGAATTGTAGTACCGATATTAATGGGCTGGTATTCCTTCCAAAATTCAAATTAAAATTACTTTGAATTAGCAATTTAGGAATTTCAATAATCCCTGTTTTACGATTGCTCGTATTTTCATCGGTGTAATAAAACTTACCGACGAACTTGAGATACCCATTAAAGTCCTTGGCACCTACATCCACTGTCTAATAATCAATATCTACATCATACCAATAGGTAACAAGTACGTCTATATCTGTATCTTCTAAAATTAGAGTATCATCCTACATTATATAGTCCACAATTTCTCTCGTCTTTTTACCTTTTGAGAGCGCCCATACTTTGAGTGGATAGAATGTATTAGGTGAATGATCAAAAACAAAAACTCCATCGGAGTCAATATATACTTCTTGAGAATAAGGAAGTGATTTAGTACCTTCTTCTACTGAATTGATATTTGAGCGCGCAATCATTGCAAAGCCATTTGGAGAAACACGTCCCATATTAATTGCGCCATACATATTACGTGCAGTTTCCCAATTAATCAAAACTGGATTCTAATAACCACCGCGCGCAGAGATAGACTAAATATCTTCTCCGAAAGCTATCTATTGAATGTCATCAAATTCAAGTATAATCTCATTTTCTTCATATGCTTGACCATTAACAGTAGTTTTTGTTCCCGCAAGCAAGTAGCCTTTATACAAGTCTTTTATTCCATAATTATTATCCATAATTATTACTCCTTACTCCTAAAAGAAAAAGCCTATCCCGGCTCGGAATAGGCTTGAGTGATTAAATATTAATCAAACTTCATCAGCAAGCTCGCCTGCTGCACTAACATCAACATCAGGATAAGCAGTCAAGCGCATCATGACACCGTCAGAAGGACGAAGAACTTTCATGGTCATAGAGAAAGTAGAAGGATCGCCTTCAGCCTGCATGGTAATAGTCTGAGCAGGGTCCATCTTAGCCATTGGAACTTCAAACTCGAAGAACTTATCAGTACCAGTTGAATAATCACGAGCATAAGTAGTACCAACAATACGGTAAGTGCCAGGGAAGTTAGAAGCGCTGATTTCAATGGTCTTTACATTGTCTCCAGCCTTTACCTTCCATTGAGCAATATACCATTCGCCCTCTTTAAAAGCACCAGAGGTAATTTTCTCACCTTGAGGACCATAATAGGTAACGTTAGCCTTTTCATCAATACCAGTAGGCAAAGCTACGCGAGATGAAAGATCAGTGCTATCAGTACCAGTACCCAAGCAACGAGCGGTGCGAAGCATAAACTTCTCGCCGTCCTTTAAGCCAGTAACTTCACCTTTCTTATCAACGCCAGGCAAAGAAGCAGCACCATGCATAAGAGCCATAGACTCCATAGAGAACAAAGCGTCTTCAAGAGTAATGGTGATTTCCTTACCATAGTCCCAGGTAATCAATTTAGCATTACCTTTACCACCAGTAGCATCAGTACTAGAAGCAGTCTCTTCAATAGTAGATACTTTCAAAGTATCAAGATAAAGGACTGGGGTGTACTTGTTGTTTCCATCAATACGGTAAAATGTTACGTCAGCAACTTCCTTAATACCGTACATATCAAGAATACTAGCCATTTAATTTCCTCCTTTAAGGATTAATCATCCAATTCTTTAACTTTATCTTTTTAGCGTCAGCACCTGCTAAGATTGCGGCATAATCTTTATCATACCTATCTTTACCAGTTACTTTTTCAAACTAATCGTAAAGCTAATAAATTGTTAAATCCCAGACATTAAGCATCGTATAACCAATGCCATAAGCACAAAGGGATGAAATAATGTCTGGCAAAGTAATTCCGTCCCCTTTTTGAGAATTCTTTTCTCGCTCTCTTTTCTTCGCTTCGCGCAATTTTAATCTTGCTTTAATAAACTTCTGCTTGAGTTTTTCGTTGGGCGAAATAATTTCTCGCTCTTCCTCAACATCATACATTTTATTAATCATTAAAATTACTTCTTGAAACTCATTGAAATTCGATTCGTCAAGAACAAAATTCTTATCGGGCTATTCATCAATTATAACAATAGTATCTCCCGATATTTCTATCGGCTTCCTTATATAAGTAAAAAAAGCAATTTGCAACTCCAAAAAAGCAATTGGATTCCCGTTGCAAGTATCAATAGTAAAATGAAGTGGAGAGGGGACGTCTCCACCTATTCTCTATTCTTCTAAGAATTTAGCTATATCTAAAATTGAAAGTGTCAGGCGCGCAGTATAACGATTATAATTATCAAAACCTATCTATTGAATTTCGTCAAGAGTAGGTTTATAAATAGTCAATCCATGAAAATCAAGAGGAGCCTTAGAAAGCAAATCTGACTTAGAATAATTAGCCATTAGCTGTCACCATAAATACCATTTGATTATCTGTGACATCTTCATAAACTACGCTCTATTGCTCCCCAACAAACTACAAAGTTCCAATACCGGTAACTCTTGAACCTTGAAGCTCCTCATAAATTTGACTCATTATTTTATATGGGCGTGGGCAAATATCATCTATTAACCATTTATCTATTGGACAAATAACATCAATAGCGACAGTCGCATCATTAAAATCGGTATTATCACCCGGCTCAAAATTCGGAATCGACACTACAACAAAAGCCTCAGTACATTCATTAGGATTAACTTTTGGTTTAATTCTAATGTTCTTTTCGAGTAAAGGATTAGTAATATCATAATCTTTACTCTTATCAAGAGGTGTATCAGACATATCTGTCAATAAACGACATAAATCTTCATTTTTACTTAGCTTTTGCGCAATTTTATTGAGAGCGCGCCCAAGGTCTTCAAATAAATATGCAGACATAATTATTTCCTCCAGGCGGCTTTGATTCTCAAATCAAGAGTGCCGATTTCTTTATCTCCTGATTTGAATTTGATTTGAGTGTCTCCGAGATTACTTCGCGCGACTACTTTGATTTTACCATCTTTAGTTTTTACAACTGCAACTTTATCTTTGTCAAATTCAAAAGTTATATTAGTGTAATCACTATTGATAGTATAATAATTAGTTCCAAAAACATCAATAACGCTATTACCAATAATATAGAAGTATTCTTTAATCTAATCAATTACAAAATCAAATTTCTAAGAGTAACCAGTAATATTGTCTGTCACAGTAATACTGCCATCATTGCCTAGTAATTCGAATTTGTTTGTATCTTCATTATAATTAGCAAAACCATCACTAATCTCATAAGAGAAGCTAGATTTTACGATCTAACCATCTTTGATAAGATAGAAAGCTAAATCCTCGAACTCATCATTAATAGAGATTTCTTCTCCATCTAGTCCAGCGCCATAATTAGTAATGATAGAAATTGAATCCAAACGAGCAGTTCCCGCAACTTGTTCTTTAATAGAATCTTGACTTTCATCAATACCAACTTGATTTAAGGTAGCATAGGAAACACCAGGAATACTAATTCTATCATCATCTACATATCGCCAAGTTTCTTTGCCAATAATAAAACGGCAATTAGTATCAATATCATCTGTTGTTGCCCAAATTGTATTGAGCGCGCGATTTGGTTTTTGGACTAAATTCTTATTAGAGAATTTAAAATATTCTTTTATATCAAATGTGCCAGTGCCGTTAATATAGCAAGGAATTGAATGCTCCTTACCATCTGTGCCTATATATTTTAATATATAGTCTAATTCAAGCATTTTGTACTTGAAATATCCATAGTAAGGATGAACTTCTTGGTTCATTACGATCCAATAACGAGTTTTATCGAATCCTCTATCATGAGTTGTAATAACAGCACCTTCTGGCAAAGGAATATCTTTGGCCGCTCTCAAATAGAAAATAATTTTAGTCTCCGTCTGCGCAGCGCTTCGCGCTCCAGAGGAAAGGACTCCTATATAAGTTTTACCTTTATAGGTAAATTCGCACCTATCTGGACTCTTTTTCTTTAGCGCTTCAAAATCTCTTGCAGACTTATTCTCAATTACTTCCTAATCAGTTTGACCAAAAGCTAAAACCCTTGCCTTATACTAATCAAGATAAGGCATTATATAAAAATCTTATCCACTAGCTTCATACAGAGCATTACGTTTTCACGAAAATACTTATATCTCAAAAATCTTAATGAACAAGTTTTAGAATAAAGACTGTTTAAAAGTTCTCCATCAAATTCATCAAAAGTACCGAGAATCTCGGTTTCGAGTTGATTGAGTAACTTCTCATAATCCCAGCCTTTTTCGTAGTCACGGAGCATTCCGTAATACTTGCCTTTTAAATACTCTCTATACTCAGCAGTCCTTTTACTCTATCTATTCATTTTATTTCCCCGCAAGTCGTGAATAATCAAAAACTTTATGATTAGGAGTGCGGCTGTAATCGCTAATCATTTTTTTGATTTCTTTATCTAAAAGCTCAGTCATCCCACTAACTTGTGCTTTTAGGTGATTGGCTTGAGAGTGAAATTCAAAATCATTTTCTGCGTACTTTTGTTCAATGACATCTGTATCATAGATGAAGCGCTAATACCATTCACGCTTCATTAAGTTAGCAAGAATTTGAATTTCATCTTGTCCCAAGTCGGCATCAAAAGTCTCTGTGTCATCGTCTTTAGATAGACTAACATGAGGAAGTCTAAACTTGGGAATAGCCGCATTTAATAAATCAATCATATCCTGTTCATTTACATCATCATCCATAACCGCACGATCACGGTCGGTAATTTTGGCTGTAAATGCTTGAAAAACATCCTCGTAGTCTGTCATAGATTATCTCTCCAAAGATCTTGCCTTTTCAATATCAATGCCACTTGCATTGGAAACTAACTTGGTCTTGTTATAAGAAATATCTTTGCAATCCATTGCAATTTGAGCAATCATTTCTTTACGCTCTTTTGAAGAAGCATTGAGCAATTCTTTTACTTCAAGGTCAGTACCCTTTTCGAGCAATTTACGAATTGCAATGTAATCTTCGGTGTGCTCTTGAACAAGATTACCGTCTTTGTCCTGCTTAACTTCCTCTTGGTCAATTAAACCAGTTTCAAGCCCAGCTTCAACATCTTCAACCTGTAACTTCTTTGCACGGACGAGATGAATAAAACCATCGTCATTAGCAAGAATATCAAAATCCTCTGCCTTAACAGGGAAATGAGCCATAGGACGAAGCTGAGCGCGCAATCTAATAGAAGGCTCAACAACAATAATAGTATGATTGCTGATATTCTTAATATAAACTTTCTTGTTATCCATAATAAAATTACTCCTTACTCAATAAAATAATGAGGGGTGAGAATCTTATCTCACCCCTCTATTAGTTATCAAACCACAGAATCGGTGTCCAATTCAGAGTCGTGATACAAGCCCCAGTTATTATAATGGAGAATAGCAATGCCAACTTTCTGGTACATTGAGAACTCCATAGAACGATCTTTCTGCTCGTAAGTATTAGCAACAGGGCCACCCTCAAAGACGATACGAGCTAACTTATTGCCATCACCAGGAATAATGTAGCAATAAGCAGGATTCATAACGACACGTTGGTTAGTCTCATCCTCAAAGCTCTGAGGAAGAACAACAATTGGGCATCCCTTATACATCTTCAATACGCCATAAGTGCGCATATCAGCAACGTCTTGCTCACTGATACGAAGTCCCTTTGCACCAGTAGCGGTATCACTTACTGCGAGATAGTTGCAAGGAATCTTGTCAGCAAACTCGTGAGTACAAACGATGATAGGATTGCCATAGTAACGAACGGTATTGATCAATTGATCAAAGCTAACCTGGTCGAACTTAGAAGCCTCGACAAAGGTCTTATTACCGTTAGTCATGTCACGATTAGGAACCAACTCGCCCTTAGCATCATACTTAGCAAAAGTAGAGCCATCAGTAGACTGAACGCCAACGGACTTAGCAGAGTTGTTGATGGCCTTAGCAAGCATGACGTAGATTTCCTCGTCCATGCCTTCCATCAAAATATCAACTTGCTCGGCAAGATCCTCTTGACCAGCCAAGAAGCGCTCAAAATCAATAGCAGTAGCTCCGCCGATAGCCTCAGTCTCAATAGTGAACTCAGTGCTATCCAAACGGAAAGTCTCAAATACGCCGCCCAAGCCAACGCGAGTTACGAAAGACTTGCCACGGGCGCGACCCAACTTCTTCTTAAAAGTAATCTTCTGACCATGTCCAACAGTCTGAACCTCAGCAAGAACGCCATAGTTCTGAAGAACCTTTTGAGGAAGAACCTCTGCGTAAATTTCCTCAATCAACTCATAAAAATCGAGTTTATTGCGGCGGAACAAAGAATAATCGCCAACCAACTCTTTAACTTGGTCGCGGAAAGCATCATTAACATTCTCACAAGAGAAGTTAGAAGTGCCATCAGTATAACCTTGACGTAAAGCAGCCTTAATACCAAGGGTCAAAGCATTTTTCTTATTAAAAGCCATTGTTTAATACCTCCCCTTGAAATCACATTGCTACGGCGTTTTTCATAACTTTAACGCCATAGTTAAACATATCAGGCATAACCTTATACTCAACAGCAGTAAAAGGAGCGCCTTCAGTTTTCTTAGTCAACTGAAGAATACCCTCAGAACCGGCAACAGTAGAAGGAATGCAAGCAAGAGGAGTTGTAGCCAAATCCTTAAATGCTTTCTTTACTGCTTCGTCATTTGCAAACTCTTCAGTATCATAGCAAATAGTGTTAGTGGTGAAAGTATTGCCCTGCTCAACCAAAAGAACAGCAGCCATCTTGCCACCCTTAACCTTGTATTGATTCAATCCCTGATGGAACTGGTCATAAATCTTCTCAGAGTTGTTAAGAACGCCCTTAACTGCGAGAGGGTCGGTAGCAAGAACAACCTTGCCCAAATCCTTACGGACGCCGACAATACGGCCAACCTCTGCACCATCGGGGAACTTAGTAGCATCCAACTCGCAAGCAGATTCCATATTCTCGGCATTAACACGGTTACGCTCGATAACGCCGTATCCAATATGGGCTAGTCTTTGAATAGCCATAGCTTTTACCTCCGGTAAAATTAATGTTTCATACTCTTTTTAATGAGTGCAGTGATTTCATCTTCATCAACTTCATAAGTTGAAGTAGGAGCGAAATCATCGTGCTTAGCAAATAAAGAAGGCTTAGCCGCAAAAAGAAGGTCTTTCTCTAAGTCATCAACAGTAGAGTAAGAATCCAAGCGAGACTCAAAATCTTGCTTTACAGCATCACTAATGTAACTAGTGTACTCTTGGAGTTTCGCGTCTTTCTGCGCGGCTAACTCTTTGTTCTTCTCTGCAACTAAAACATCGTAATCTGCTTTGAGAGCAGTATACAAATCTTTAAATTTATTTGCTTCTGCTTCATAAGTAGCTAATTGCTGATTTAGCTCTAAAATTTTGTTATTGAGATTTTCAAAATTTGAAGGAGTTAATTCAGAATCGGCAGGCTTTCCATCTTCTTTCTTATCTTCCTTATCTTCCTCTTGAGCTTCAGCATCTGCTTTCTTATCATCGCAAGCAGAATCAGCGGGCTTTTCCTCTTCTTTCTTATCCTCATCGGGATTAGATTCAGAGTCAGCAGGCTTCTCTTCCTCTTTTTCTTTCTTATCTTCTGGCTCTTCGCTAGAAGTAGAATCAGCTGGCTTCTCTTCGTCCTTTTTGTCATCGGTAGGCTCTTCATCTTTCTTATCGTCAGTAGTAGAGTCTCCATCAGGAGTGTCTTCGCTAGCTGTATCGGCCGCAGATTCATTAGAAGGAGTAGAATCTGTTGTGTCTTCGGTTTGTTCAGTAGATGGATCAGATGATTCTGCAGGAGTTGCAGAAGCAGCTGCATCAATCTCTGATTCTACTTGATCAGAACCAGCGACAGGCTTAGTAATTTCTAATGCCATATCATTTCCTCCATTTGAAGTTTTAGCGGCCATAAAATCATTAAACTGACTAACAAGTTCATAGAATGCGGAACCTTCAAAACAAGGAGTCTTGTCATCTCCAAGCACGCTTAAACCAATAAATTGCGCGTCAGTATAAACAAAACCCTCTTGACCGTATTCATTTATAACTTGCCAATCACCACGAATTGTACTTGTATCTAACTCCATTGATTGCTGTTTGCCAGGAATCAATTTCGCAGCATCATAGCGCCCAGTGAACAAATACACATCCGTGCAAGCATAAGTCCTCATTACTCCATCTGAATCCAGATGGTCTTCCCAAGCAAAGTGTGGGTCTTGCGGCACCACACCATATATTCTAGCAACATTCCGGTCTTGATTGTGGCCGCCAAAATCTTTGACCAAATCATTGAATATGCCAACTACGGGAGTGTAAGGTAGAGAACTCAATAACTTTTCAGCAAATTCGTCAGTAATATACCCCTAATTACGATTAAATCCTTTATAGAAAATTCTTAATCGTGTCTTAGATATTTCGGGAGAAACTTGTGTAAGCCCCTCAGCAATCTCACCAACGAATGTAGTAGGGATTTTCTTTTCCATAAGGACTTCCTCGCCTATTACTATTGAGCATTTATGTTTGCTATTGTCTTATCGCTCTTTTCTTCCATTGGTTTTTCGGGGCGTCCTGGCGTACCAGCAGGTTTCTTCTAAGTAGAAGTCTTATTGCTATTACCATCTTCTCCATCAGTTTGAGTGAAAGAAGAACTAAGCGGGCGCATAACCTCAGAAAGATTCAAAACTTCTTGTTCAATATAAGCATTGTCAAGGAGTGTTGATTGCTTTTTACCACTAGCAACGTATGGAAGAATCCAAGAGAAACCATATTGGGAATTCTTGATATACATATCAGCCATTTTTGATTGATTGTACCAAGTAATTGGCAGAATGGTTACTATTGGGATAATCTTACCATAATTGAATTGACTATAACATAACATTGAGAGCCAAGTTGAATATTTATCTATCAATTGACTCATAAAGGAAGTAGCATTATTTACGGAATACTCTAAAGTTGTGCCACCAGTAGCATAGAAAATTTCAGAACTAAGTCCAGCATTTTCATATTTCGGAAGTAACATTTTTTGAAGATTGGTTTCGCCAGAACGATTAGTGTTAGATTGAGTGTCTTTTAAATCAACATTGTCAGCGATGGTAGTTAAGACATCAATATTGTCGTGACTATTCATCATCTAAGAAACGGCTTCATGCATTCCTGCCATTTCTTCCATCAAGACGTCTAAATCGCCATCTTCATCAAGTTTAAATTGCTAAACAAGCAATTTTTCCAACTCTGATGAATCGCGCTTTTTCTCAATGTTCTTGTAATCGCCAAAATTCATAATATCAATAATGCTACTATAAATTGGCGGAGTACATTTATTATCCATGAAGAAAGCGCAAGAAGATTCTGTCGCTAAGCGCACCCAAGGAGAGATCACCTTTCCCGCATGATAAGCGTTCCAATAAGAACGCACACCAGCTGGAAAATTCTTTAAAGTCTTCTCTAAATCTGTTTTGTCTTGATAGCGCGCGAAGTATTGGACATTAAATTCTACACAAGCAGTGCCATAGGCGCTAGTATCTCTTGAACGACAATAGTTAGGATTCAATTGAGTAATTGTAATTTTATTATCGTCAAATTCATTTACATACCCGAAAAATGCACCATCAACTAACACTCTCTAAGTAATATAACCAAATATATCACGAATGTTAATTGAATCAAGAAAATCAAGAGTTTCATTATAAATCTTGAGTAAAGTAGTTTTCTTTTTCGTTTGTGCCGCGCGCTTAAAATCAACGACATAATAATATTTATACAATTGCGCGAAATGATCAATCTAGCGTCTATAAGAAGTACTAGTATTATAAAAATAACGACTAATTCTTCTCATTTCAACAAGGCTTAAATTATCAAGAGCGCTAGTCACATCTTCTATTGTGTATTTATACCCATGCGCTTGAATTCGTGGTAATCCACCAATATCACCCCAACGTGGGTAAGGGCGTTCTTGAGTTTTAGAGACTTGCTTTACGATTTTATTAAAATGAGCGAGGTCGTAATTCTTAGCTTTAAATTTTTCGGCTATATCAAATTTAGTGCTAATATCCTACATTTATATAGACCTCCTTTTATTTCTTCGTAAAGAGCATGAATTTACTTAAACTTCTGTTCTTATAGCGTTTCTTGCGGAAATATTCATCTTCATCAGCTTTAATACGCCAAAGCGCGTATTCAAAAGCAGAAAAACGGTCTTTATTAATCTTAGAACTAATTTGCTCAACTACGGTATTAGTTCCAGTGTTCTTAACTTTTAGATTGCAAATTTCTTCGAATAAACGAGTTGTTTCAATATGCGGCGCGAGACGAACCAAACGCTCAGCTGGTTTCATTTTTTGCCCTTTCTTTGTACCTAGAAGTTTAACCTTAGCTTCCTATTCTGAAATTAAGAATCTAACTGAACCATTTGCAATCTAAGTATAACAGTTTGAATGAATCAAACTATTTTCTGTTGCATTAGCTTTTAACAAATAGATTACTTTAGGACCAGAATATTTTTTATAATCTTCATCATTAATACAGCTTAGCGAGGGATACATCACTCCATCTTCACCAAGCTAATCAATAACCATGAAATCCATCAAGCCAACTCCAAGTCCAGTACCATCAATGCACATTTCTTTTGGATGATAGCGTTGGTATAATTTTTTAAGCTCTATCGCTTGAAGCTAGAAGTGCATATCATGAAATGTTAAAGAATTCACAAGTTTCTTGAGGAAACGAGTCTCTTGAGGAAGCACTTTGAATATTTGAACAGAAGTATTCACGCCTTTACGAGCTACGTCTACAGATATATAGTAGTAACTCTTATCGCCAGCTTGAAGTTTAGAGGTTTTTTCTGGATTAACTATGGTGCGGTATTTATCCATTTTGTCGTAATTAATCCAAGAATCTGAGGAACCTCCGGTCCAAATAGAGAGATACTCACGAGCGAAAGAATCAGCTTGATATGTTCCGCTTAATTTCAATTCTTGAATAAACTTTCTATTTAAAAGTCCATGCATCATAGGAACGCGATAATCACATCCCCAAACAAAAGCTGATTCGGGAGCAATGATAGACTAAATAAATGTCTCAATCAGCTTTTCGTAGGCATATGTACCTTTAGTACCCGCAGATGTAATCATTACTTGCTGTTGATTAGGTTCAGTAGGATCTACATCCCCCTAAGCGTCACGTCTATCAACGTTCATTAGAGGAAGAACGATTTCAGTTAATGTGGTACCATCATGATCACGTATCTCGTCGATAATTCCACCATTCCTTCTTCCGCCACGAGTAGAATCAAGTGCGCCAACAACGTCAAATACACTACCATTCTTAAAAACAATAGTCACATAATCTTTACTGGCATTATATTTAACATATTCATTTTTAAGCATCGGGAATTTTTGGAACAATTCATCAAATTTTTCTTTAGCAATTTTTGCGCCTTGTTCTTTACCTGGCGCGCAAATAAAGTATTTACTATTTGGCAAGAACATACAGCGCAAATATCCAGCTAAAATTGAAATAAATGATTTCGAGAATGCACGAGGAGCAACGCAATAATGATAACGATACCTCATGCACGCGCGCAGAAAAATTCTCTAGTAAAAATACAACTAAAAATTAGAATATGATGGAGTAATCATATCAATATAAATATCTGGATAGTTTAAAAACCATTCCATCATATCAATAATATTTTCTCGATGTGATTCCACATATTCTTCTGTCAACTTGACATTCTTAGGTATTTCTACTGAAGGTTTAAATTTTCCCATTCAAACCTCCTTAATCGAAATCTGGATCAAATGCTTCTTTTGGTTCATCATCAATAGTAACAGCATCTACATCATATTGATCCATTTCACTTTCGATTATTTTATCTTCCATTGCGTCCATACGAGCTTTTGCTTGAAGAGTATCTTCAATCTAATCGCCAATAGTAGATTCACTTTGATACAATCTTCTATTATAAGATTGAATATTTTTCATCGTATTATCTACTATATCATGAGTTTCGTCATTGTGGAATTTTTTCTTCCAACCAGTTTTTTCAAGATAGAGTGCAAGTTCGGAAATTGAACTAAAGTTATTAAAATCTTTTGCGTTCTCTGATGAAAATTCACCAATATCTTGTAATTTAGAATAAGATGAAACCAGTTTATCCAATCCCGCGCTACCATTAGCAATACATCTATCAATCTCTTTAGAGATTTTGCACATTTTTTTAGCATTATCTTCTCTGGTTGGGTCGGAAATACCAAAGCTATTTTTCATACCAGTGTACAAATCTTCTAATTGATATAATTCTTCATCAGAATAGGTACTACCCCAAGATTTTCGTAAACGGTCAAGTTCTTCTTGATTAAATAGAGGATGAAGTAATTTATCCTCTCCATCTTCAATCGCTTTTTTCCATCTCTCTTGATATGTCGCCCAATGAAGTCTTGAATATTCAGCCTATCCAAATAGTTTCAAATACTAAGATGCAGTATGCTCTGGACAAGAATCCCATACCTTTGTAAACTATTCTGGAATAAATGGGACATCTGCCCATTCGCAAATATAGTCCATTGTAGCCCATTCGCCATTCACATCGACTAATTGTTCATCCAAACAATTGCCGCAGATAGTTAAATGTCCATCAGGGAAAAATGGGGATTTAGTTTCTGGATAGGAACTTGCGCCAAGCATATTCCCGCAGCAGGGGCAAGCTCGCATTTTGAATTTAATTTTTTTCAAAATAAAATCCCTCCTTATTGGCTAAGTCTCAGCCGCAAAGAGAACTCTAATCTTTTAAAAGTTGGAGTAAAGACTCATTCATTGCTTCGGGCGCAATCAAATCTTTAAAATCTCCATCTACAAAAGCTCGATTAAAAGCAGTCATAAAATCGGGACGAGTTTGTTTCTCTTGAATTTTCTTTTTAAAATTACATTTCATTAAAATCCTTCCTTTATAAAAAGTTATCGCGCAATCAAAAGCAAAGTTAAAATTGATTATAGCTTTTGATTGCGCGACGAGCATTAATTTTATTTTATTGGCTTATTTTCTTCTATCTTCTTAGCTAATTTCTTCTTTCTATCACACATTTTACAACGAGAAGTAAATCCATCTTCAGAATTTTTTCGTCTCACAAACTCTCGCGCGTCTTTTAATTTCCATTCGCCGCAGCAAGAACATTTTTTCCAAACGCCAGGTTCAAAACGCCTTTCCCACTTCTCTTTATGTAAACTAACTTGTGCCGCAATCTTTTTACAAATTTCTTTAGTATAAATTGTACTAATATAATTTTCGCTATAATTAAACCCGTATTTTTCGTTGAGGTATTTGCGAATTTGGCTATTGGGGCAATGGCGTTTTTTGAGCGCGATAATGTCCAAACGATTCTAGTCAAATGGAACCTAATCTATATACCAATCTAATGTCTCGACTAGGTACTTAGCGTTAATATACGGATTATCTAGCCCCCTCTCATAGAGAGACTCATAAGCCTCGATGAGAAAATAGATGTGAGTGGGGTCTTCAAGATTAATTCCTTTGCGCGTGGGGTCGTAGAAATCTGAGAGTTGGGATTGATTATGGTCTTCTTTTGGATTAATAAATCGAGTTAAATTGCCGATTTTCAAGCCGAGAGGGCCAATGTTTTCGCAGAGATTATCTACGAACGGTTCTGGCGCTGGACGATTATAACTCATTAGTTGAAGCGGCGGGCGCACAATTTCCTAAAGTGAATATTGTTCTTTTTTAAGAGAAATGACTAGATGTTTTAAATTATAAATGCGATCTTTGACGTCTTTTGTTTGTGGGAGCTTCTCCAAGTCTTCTAGCTACGATTCATATTGCGCGATGGTGGTGAGAAGAGGTTGGAGTTCGGGGAGCGAACGATCAAGTTCGGGTTTAGGATTTTTATAGACTGAACGATGAATAGGTTTGAGTTCAGCTTCATTGAAAGTGGGCGACTCGGTAAGTTCGTCGAGAGATTCTTCTTTCTTTTTACGGTAAGATGAATATTTAGTTTGGATTTGAACTTCACCACGATCAACTGCGTTTTGGCCGTTAGAATCTTTGCCGAAGAGGATATAGTTAGCCATTGTTTCGAGTTGAGATTGAGTGGGCGGTTTAGTAAGTTTGGATAATTCGTCTTTGACCGCGGCAGCGCGGTCAGTATCTGAGTAAATATCGAAATCTAGCATTGATTGTTAAGTAATTTGAGTTAGCGGAGCTAAATCGAATTGCTGTTTCTCCTTAAATAATTGTTAAAAAATTAACAAGTAAAATGAATGTCTTCTCGTCTAACTTTTCTAATTAAATTATACCAGAGTTGGAGGGAGAAGTCAAGTGGGTGGGTAGGATTAGTGAAAATGGTAAAACTTGGGATTTTGATTTGGGTGATTTTTGTAGAGTGATAACTAGGCCCCGCCTGTTAAAAATTTGTCAATCTGTCCGCCTCCGGAAAACACGCCCCGGTCACGGTCAAATGTGCGCGGCGGGCGTACACCCCCATACCGCCCGGCGTGTGCGTCGTGGGCGCACATCTGTCCGCGCACAGCGTACAAGCGACGCGCGGGTCAGCCGTCTTGACTATATAGCAAAATGCACAAAAAGAATTTTATATAAAGGTTGTTTTTCGTCGTTTTGTCTATTGCATACTATATGCCGTTATGGTATACTTGTATCATCAAATAAGGAACGGGCAACAAACCCGGAAGGAGACTTAAAAATGGAAAATATTACCATGCTCAAGACCATGACCGACCGTTATAACGCGCTTGCGTTTACTCACAATTACATTTTTGGCTTTACCGACCGCGGCGTTGTCTATGCCGTTATCACTGATTCTAGTGTTCTGCCCTACGCGCTGACCCTTGACCGCGCCTCCAGCAAGAACGGCGGCGGCTACTCTGTCCGTTTCAGCCCCAACAAGGCACAGAAGGAAATGCTCAAGACCGCTGGCAAGCTGATTGTGGTTTGCTCTGAGGATCAGTTCAACGAAATGGTTAAGACCAGCAAGTACAACAAGGGCGAAATCTTCGAGATGCTTATGACCGAGTACTTCGGACAGACCTGGACGAAAGATAATGTTCCGTTCACTGAAGCGGGCGACATTGAAGCCGATGGAATTGCCTACCAGGTAAAATTCCAGAAAGCGACATTCTGCACCGAGAGTTCCCTGCGGAACCTCTCCAAATAAGAGAAGGGTGAAAAGCCCGCTCTTCGGGGGCCGGACTGCCCCTTGTATATATCAATCAATAGAAAGAGGTAACTAAAATGATGAATGAAATCAATGCAAAACTGTGGATTGAGTGCCTGCTGATGACCCTTGATGAGAAGGGTTATATTGTAGAAAGAGTTATGGACGACTTTGTCCAAGTCTTTGATAAAAGCGGTAAGTTGATTTTAACGGGTAACTTTGAATCGGCTCAACCCTATGAAGAGTTCCTTGCAAAGGTCGGCGCAATGCGCTGACCCTTTTCTTTTTTCTGTTGAGCTAGTCGTGACTAACCATTCACCCGGGCAGAGTTAGCTATGTCTAACCAGTTCCCGGGCAAGAGTTAGTTATAGCTAACTCAATAGTATCATAGTTCGGTTAGTTATAACTAACCAATTATGCTAATTCGCAGTTAGTCATAACTAACTAGAATATTATGATTTTATTTAGAAATCCGTTTTATGGTACTATTAAACATTGACATACGGCTTGCATAGTGCTATAATATAGACACTGAAAGAGATAAAACCACCGAGAAAGAATGAGGTAGCCATTATGAAGATGTACAACACCAACAGCCTGTTTGATAATAAAGCATTCGCAGAGCTTCTGAACAAAAACGGCATCAAGGCTTTTGAAGTTGAGGGCGGTTTGATGTTTGATGAAGTCGCGCTGAAAAACATGAGCAAAGCTGAAATGCCCCATTGGATTTACATGAATCTAAAATGGATGATTTAATTTTGATTCATCCGAAATCACATTGAAATTAAAAAATCGAGTTTCCCGAAATGGGTACTCGATTTTATTTTGATTCATTTTGAAATCAATAGTAAAATCTAAAAACGAAATCCCGAAACCCTTGCAAGGTATCCGCCGGGCGCGATCAAATAAAATTTGAATTTTAAGTAAATTGGTCTTTACTTTTGAAAATTGATTTTCCCGAAATGATATATTATATTATATATATGTATATATTTATATATGTATATATAAGCTATCCCAAAATTATATTGGTTTTATTTTAACCAATAGAAAAAGAATTAAAATAAAATCCTAAAACTAAACTACTATTTAATATAAATTATATATATTTATATATACATATATATAATAAAAAATCCCAAAACCCTATAATTTAATTTTAATTTTATCAATAGCAAATCCTAAAATTAAATTTGATTTTCCTATTTCGCGCGGCTTTTGATTACAAAATTTTTCTTATTATTTCACGCACGGCTGGTTCATATTTTTATTGAGTCCTAAAATGCCCGGGCAAAGTTAGTTTCAACTAACCAAAAAATTTGAAAAAGTCCCATAAATCGGATTGATTGCTATTGACATATCCCGAAATGTATGATATAATTTAGATACAGAAAGAGAGAAAGAGGTAATAAATATGAAGTGCATTTACATGGAAAAAGATGGTAATACTTTCTTGTATCGCTATGGTGGTTCACAAGAAGAATGCGATAAACTCAATCAGGCTACCCATGACTATTACCCAAAAGATTCTAGTCCGAAAGTTTTGGCTGGCTATCATTACTTCATGGCTGACCAGCCCATGTTTAATGACCGTGATTTCTAAGAGGTGAATCAAATGGAAAAAGAAACATATTATCGCGCAATCGGCAATAAAATTCTAAGCGTCACGCGCACAGAAACAGGTAAATATAAAGTCAATCATGTTTATACTGACCCTTTTGGTAGGATATTGCCGAAGCAAGGTGAGGTCAGTAAAGATTATGTTGATTGGTTATTAAGCAATAAAAAGGACTGAGAAATCAGTCCTTTATTTTTTTAGTTAGTTTCAACTAACTTGAATCCCGGGCAGCTTTGCAGTCCTATAATTAGGACTTTCCTAAAATAGGTATTGACAAATGGTATTGCGTGTAGTATAATATAGGCAAGATAAAAGATAAGAAAGAGGTAAATATTATGTGGACAGTGTATTTTGAGACTGAAAAGAATCATTGGGAAATTTATGAGCATGGTTTGTCTTATGTTGAAGCATTTAATGCCTGCAACATGATTATGGGTAAAAATATCAATGCAAAAATGATGCAAAATTAAAAATAATGCTTGACAAATAGAATTAAAAGGTATATAATAAATATAGAAATTAAGAAAGAGGTAATTACAATGACGAAAAAACTCAAAGCAAAACTAATGGGTTTAACGATTGATGAACTTGACCAGTGGGCAAATCTTAATGCCCAAAAGGAAGAAGCAAGCCGCATTGCGCAGGAATTAAGCGAACAGCTTGAGTACTATCGCCAGCTTGTTATTGATTTAACAAATCAAATGAATGATATTACTCAAAAGAATTAAAAGGAGTTTGAATCATGAAAAAGTTTTTTGCCACTGTCGTTTCTGTTTATGTTGCTTTGAGTTTGATTGCATCTTGCGCAGTCGCATTTCACGGCGGCGCTTGTGAGGGTAATACGATTCTTGAGAATCGCGCGCCGCTCACGGTCGTGACGATTAAAAAAGATAATGGCTTTACAGATATTTGTATCTATAATCCTTTGACTGATTGGTTCGATGACGTTGCGGTTTTGATTCGTTTTTAAGCGGTCGAACCGCTTTTCTTTTGACTTGAAGTTAGTCATAGCTAACTCTCCCGGGTGCTTTGAAAGTCCGATTTATGGTATTGACAAATAAAATATATATGGTATAATATATACAGAAACAAAGAAAGAGGTAAACAAAAATGACGAACGAAATCAATAAAATGCTGATGGCTCTTGACGAGATGGGTTATGATGTGGAGCGTGTCATGGACTGCTATGTTACTATCCGCCATGGTGATAAAGTCCTGTTCGCTGGTGATGATTTTATCGCGCTCGAAGCTTTCTGTGACAGCATTCTTTACTAATCAAAAGGAGAGTATCAAAATGAAAAAGATTCTTTGCACTGTAGTTCTGTTGGTTGCTGTTGTTCTCGCTTATGTTTGCGGTTTTAATGCTGCTATTAAGTCCGCACGATATGAGGGCGGTAACGATGATTCTTATACAATCAGTTATGGATTGATTGGACAGGAATCTGTTCATGAATACACAAAAGATTGAGTGGATTCTATCCACTTTTTTTATTGGGCGGATTTGTTAAATTTTTAACAAACATTCGTCCGGGCGAAACATTGTGAAATAAATAACAAGTTAAAAGTACCATAAATGGGATTGACAAATCACTTGCATTATGCTATAATATAGATATTGAAAGAGAGATAAGCAAAAGAAAGGTAAACAGATATGACTAAGTATTACAATGCAAATCAGGTTCATAAGTATGGCTATCGTCCGCAGTTCGGTATGCCGAGCAAAGAGGAATCCATCCGCATTGCTCAAGAAGCTGCAGCTCGTCTTGAAAAAATCATGAACAAAAATAATACTTAAAAAGTTAGGTAGTTAGTGCTACCTAACTCTGCCCGGGCCGCAATCAATAGTACAATAAATAGGACTAATTAAAATTAGTTATTGACAAATAAGATTGTGTATGGTATAATATAATCAAGATAAAGAAAGAGGTAAGCATTATGGAAACTTTTATCATTGGTTATATGATTATGAACGAAGTCGCAATAATCGGTTGCGGCGGGAGGCTCTATGAAATACTTTACTGGATTTACTTAGCGGCTTAACCTAAAATTTTGTTGAAATTTAGAAGGTAATTAAAATGTATTATACTGGATTCGTCTAGCGCTTACTTATTACGCTATTGATGGGCGGGTGCGCCGCCAAACAAGCACCATACTTGTCCGCATCGAATAGGCAGAAGCTACTGCAGGGCTTTTGTACTCGATGCGGTTTCTTTTTATCCTTTAGTTAGGCATGACTAACCGCCCGGGCACAGTCCAATAAATCGTACTATGAATAAAAAGGCTTGACATTCTTAATTATCTATGCTATACTATATACAAGATAAGAGATAAGAAAGAGGTAAATAAAATGAATGTCAAGAGAATCAATAAGCGCACTGCTCGTAAGCTATTTAATGAAGGTAAAGAGTTTTGGATTGTGCCGCGTTTCCAAGATCCGTTGCGCTGGGGCGTTCTTGTGAATTATAAGAGTAATGCAAACTATTACGATGGTTATTCTTCTTTTGATTCGCTGGTAAACGCTTTTGAGTATTATAATTGTGATAGTGAGCGCGGCACTTACAGCGCTTTTTATGTGGAGGTTATGTAAAATGGCTAAGAAAATGGCTTATCTTCCTTTTGGGCAGATTCCTTGCGGTTCTAAGTTTACCAGCACTGGTGGCAGCGCTTTTATTAAGATTGCGTATGATTACGAATATAACCATGATAGTGACCTCGCACTAAAAATTTGCACGGGCGAAATTTATAAGTTTAATTATAACACGCCTGTAATTTATAGATATTGAGAGGGCTTATGCCCTCTTTTTTATTTATTCGAATTAGTCAAAGCTAACTGCCCGGGCAGCACTTTGTTAAATAAATAACTTTCAAATTTGCTCTTGACATTCTGCGCGCGATGATGTATAATATAAATACACCAAGAGAGAAAGGAGCAAAGAAAAATGGTGGTGTATAACGGCTATCAGTTGACCAAGCGAAAGCCGCTGATTAAGTTAGCTCAAGAGAAACTTGACACAGTAAACTTTGAAAGGTTGGCAAGGACTGGACATTTTTTAGACAGAGTAGAGGAGCGCAATATTAACCTAAATAAAATCTCACCTACAAAAATGAAACGCGCCGCAATCTATGAAGTAAAATTAGAGGGAAACGAAATCATTTCAGTTGGTATCCGCGTATCATACAATAAAAAACAAGTTGCTTGTATGATAATTGGATTTAAAACTGAAACACCGATGGTTGTTACCTCGTGGCTGATGGAAAGGAAGTAATCAAATGGATATTGACGTTATGACTCTGACTCAAGAAGATATTGACGCTATCATCAAATCTCGTGAAGAGCGCGCAAGAAAAGCAAAGATTCACGATTTGATTGACACGCTCAAAGAAACTTTGGATGAGCTTCATGACACAGGAGTTGATGTTCATCTTGATCCCTATGGTGGACACTATGAAAGTTACACAACCCCTTATGTCAATTCGTCTAACGTCCAATTTAAATACAAATAATTTTGAGCCGCTCCGCGCGGCTTTTATTTATCCGCCGGGTTAGCTAAGACTAACTCAACCGGGCAGTTAGTCATGTCTAACGAGTCAAGATAAAAAAGAGGGCATAAGCCCTCAAGCGGCATAGCGTGCTTCACACTCTTTCGCCATTTTGTTAAGTTTTCTCACATCACGCTTAGCGTCAAAACCATCAATGTTAAAATGGTCATTAGGGATGAAGTTGTTAGGAAACAACTTTTTATAGTAGTAATGCAAATCACATTCCATCATTGCGGCGGCTTCGTAAGTGGAAAAAGAAGAACTCCAAACAATTTCATAGTGGTGGTCGTGGCTGGCGTTGAGCTGATTGCGGCGGCGCTTCAAGTCGTTAGTCAAACCAACTTTAAAACCGCCATCAAAAACCATAACATAAGCATAGCCGCAACCAAGTTTCAATTCACGGCGAATCTTTGCGAGGTCACTGTTGCCGTCAGCATGAAAAGAAGTTTCAGGCTTGCGGATAGTCATAGTGTGCATTTTGCGCAAATGAGGGACAGAATCGAAAGTGTTCTGGCTGTAATAGTTCAGACGATAGCCTTGCTTCTTTTCAAGGAAATTGTCAACCCAAATCTTTTCTTCGGGGTGACTCTTTAAATAATTCACCATGCCGCGCAGAAAATAAATTTCACGATGCGCGTTATCAATTTTGTAGTTCATGTAAGTCATTTCCATTTTTGTTTACCTCGCTTCATTTCTTATCTTGATTATATTATATCATATAAATCTATTTTGTCAAGAGAAAAATCAAAAGTTATTTATTTAACAATCTTCCTGCCCGGGCGCTTTGAAAGTCCGATTTATAGTATTGACAAGTTGCATATTGTATGCTATAATATATACAAATCAAGAGAGAAAGGTGTTTGAAATGATTTATAACGGTCTGAACTATTCTCATGTTGTCTACACTTGCAAATTCTGCGATAAAAAGTGGAATTTTACTTCTCATTTCTTTATGGGTGATACTCTTGCATATCTTGCGCGATTCCTTTTGGTCACGCATTGTGTAATTCACCATCGTGATAAAGTAACATTCAAAGATATTTTGGGTGGTTTGAAATGTGGTTTGTTCGTGCCTATCCTTGCGCTCAAAACAATTTTGATTGCGGTACTTCAGATTATCCTTTATCCTTTGTATCTTCTTTTAACTTTTTTGTTCTTTGAGTCTTGACAAACGCAAAAACTTATGGTATAATATATATAGAAAATGAAAGAGAGGTAAACCCCATGAGTGTTAAAGAACTGAATTGCTACGATGTTGTCTACTATAACAAAGACAATGAGCTGCTGGTTGAGAGCGCGTGGGCTTCCGATGCTGCAAGCGCAATCAAGATTATCGACAATCGCCATCCGCCGGAGGCGCTGATTATTCATGATGTACACATCAGAGGTGATTACAATGCTTGAAAAGAACCGCCAAAAGAAAGAACGAGCCGCACGGCGTCAAACCTTTGTAGGTGTACGCCCCGCCCGTTTCAAGAAGAAAACTGCATACGACCGCAAGGCGCAAAAGAACGATACTCGCGCCCAAATCAACGGAGATTAGAACCAGCCGCCCAGAGATGGGCGGTTTTAATTTTGCTCAAAAATTAGTTATAACTAACTTTACCGGGTGCTTTAAAAGTCCGGTTTATGGTATTGACAAGTTATATATCTTATGATATAATATATACAAATCAAAAGAGAAAGAGGTAAATTAAAATGACAGTAAAAGAAATTAAATCTGCGGTGGCTCATATGAGAGATGATGAAGAAATTAAATTTGTTATTCGAGTTTACGACACCTATGGTTATCCCGATGAATTTTCGATAAATGATGTTGTTGGGATTATAAAAAATAATGAAGAATAAATTTATCCATCTATAAATCAAGAGAAAGAGAAAATTAGAATGACTGTAAAAGACGTTAAATCTATAATCGCTGGTATGAAAGATGACGATAAGGTTAGTTTTGTTCGTATGGGCTATGATGAAGATTGTTTCCCTATGACGTGGATAGATAGTCGAAACATCGTTAAAATCGTAAAAATGAGTGCGAGAAGAAAACCAACGGCTTACGGTGGCTATTATTATCCAGACAATGAAGAAGGCTAACAGCCTTTTTATTTAGAATTAATCATAGCTAACTCGTTCCGGGCAAGTTAGTCTCAACTAACTTTTGATATAAAAAAATGCGCCCTTTGCGGGCGCACACTAATTTACTCAATAGTCAACGTAGCATCGTTAAAAGCCGCATCAACTATTTTATGTTGTTCAAAGTACATCGCTAAACCGTCAGAAAGACGGATAGCTGATGGTACTGAATCATGGTTGATCGTCGCAGGGCAGCCATCGATCTCGCCTTCACTACAAAGGCATTCCATATCCAAATTTGAACAAATAGCATCTGCATTAATTTTAATGAAAAGTTCTCCATCGTCTGCAAAAATCGTGCCAACAGGCAAATCATACAGAGCTACACTACTACGTAAACTGCATTCAATTTTATTCATCTTTGTTTCTCCTTTTACTCGACAGTAATTGCAGACGGCGTGAAAAATGTTTTTATCTCGTCTTTACCATGAAAATCGCGGAATATCAAACCATCTTCAAGTCCGAGAGCAAAAACGGTTTGCTCGTTCGGGCGTCCGTCTTTGATTTTAACTTTCATGTACCAGTAGTTGTTCACACCTTGAAACATATCGCCCACTTTAACATCACCAAAACGGGGCTTAGAATTGAGCTTGATTACATTTACTTCACACATTGTTCTGTCTCCTTTTCTCTTAGTGTACTTATATTATACTATACTTTTCCCCATTTGTCAATACCTAAATCAAAAGTTAATTATTTAACAAAGTACTGCCCGGGCACAGTGCATCAAAAGTACAAATTAATAATATAAATGTCCATAAAAAAATCTGTTGACAAAAGCCGCGAGGTATGCTATACTATATATACACCAAGAGAGAAAGGAACAAACAAATATGAAAAAAATGGCTTACTTCGACATGGACGGCACGATTGCTAACTTCTACGGTGTGGATGGCTGGCTTGATTGCCTGACGGCTCATGACCCTCGCCCCTATGCCGTGGCAGAGCCGTTGTTTACCGCTGAACAGTTTGCGAAAATCGTACAGATTTTACAGGCTCAGGGTTTTGGCATCGGCATTATCAGCTGGTGTTCTAAGGAAAATAACAAGGGTTTCAACGCCGAAATTCGCAAGGCAAAAAAAGAATGGCTTGCAAAGTTCTTCCCTTATGCGGAAGAAATTCATGTGGTTGCTTACGGCGTCCCTAAATGGTCGATTGTCCGCCCTGAAAATCGCGTCAATACGATTCTTTTTGATGATGAAGAACAGAATTTGTCTGCGTGGGAAAAACACGGCGGTAAGGCTGTAACGGCTGAAAAACTTTTTGAATTGATTAAGAAAGGTGGTTTTTGATTATGAGTTTTGCAAAAATTGTACCGACAAATAATGCCCATCCTTTTGAATGGTTCGAGGTAGGCGAATTTTTCCGTTTTGAAGGTGATATTTGGGTTAAATACAATAGTCACGGCGCTGTAAATATTAGTCGTGGTATTGAGGAAAACCAAGATTTTGACTCAGATGTATCATGCGAAAATGTAGACGTTGAATTGAAAGTTCTTTGATTCTTTCCGCCTTCGGGCGGTTTTCTTTTGATTGAGAGTTAGTTATACCTAACTTGTCCCGGGCAGGCACAACAAAAATCTATTTCAATAACATAAATCTCCATAAAATAATCCTTGACATTTCGCGTTCAATGCTGTATAATATAATTACACCAAGAGAGAAAGGAACAAACAAAATGAATATCTACATTGCAAGTCCGCTTTTTCACAAATGGGAACAGAGAAATGTTAAGTACATTGAAAAGTGGTTGAAAACCATTTTTCGCGGTGCAACTATCTATTGCCCGCAGGATTTTCAAGTACCCAACGCATGGGAACTGCCCAATCATGTTTGGGCAAAGAAAATCCTTGAGGAAGACCATAGACAGCTTGACGCGGCTGACCTTGTCGTGTGTATTTCCTATGGGTACAAATCCGATGATGGCGCGGCGTGGGAGATGGGCTATGCAAAAGCAAAAGACAAAGAAGTTTGGCTTGTTGCCGCAGACCATGACATCGGGCCTTATAGCTTGATGTTTATGACCGCAGACAAAATGTTTGCGCTCGATGAAAACTACGATGTATCAGAGATTGAGTCGCGAGATATTGAGTGGAAATAATTCTTGACAATAACAGAAATGTGTGCTATAATAATTATAGAAACTGAAAGAGAGGTAAGATAAAATGCAGGTTTTCGGTTATGAAGTCGATGAAAATTATGGCTTTGTCCTAAATTGCGGCAAGCTCGACCCTATCGAGTTTAAGGGCAATCCCGAAATTGCCTATCGTCAGGCAAAGGAACGCCAGCGCTATGAGAAGCGTAAGAACCGCCGCAATTACACTATGACATATAAGGTAAAGGGGTGCATTTGATGTTTTGGTTTCTGTTGATTGTGTACTTTATCGGGCTGTTGGTTTTTGTTGGGCTGTTGCAAGCCTTTAACGAAAACAAAAACAGCACGGGCTTGATGCTGGGCATCCTTGGGCTTGGCGTCGCACTGCTGTTATTTGGCGCGCATCTATGGTATGCCTTTTATGTGCTGATGCTCCTGCCGTGGTTTACATTTCTGCCAGCAATCCCAGAGTTTAATTTTTGGGGCATTTATATTGCTTTCGCTTTGCTTCGCGGCGGTATCTCGACTAAGTCAAAATAATTTTGAGGGCTGAAAAGCCCTCTTTTTTATTACCAAGAGTTAGGCAAAGCTAACCTCACCCGGGCGCAGTTAGTTATAACTAACTAATCGAAATAAAAAAGAGGGATTACTCCCTCTCTGCCTTGCGGCGTTCAAACGCTTCTCTTGCGTCCTTTAAATCGGCTTCTAAATTTTTGATTTCCTGCCGCTTATCTTCAAGCAGTTCTTCGGCGCACTTTTCGCAGTAGTCGTAGCAATCCACATGAAAAGCATCTTCATTGCGCAAATAGCAACCGCAACCTGCACACTCAAAAACTTTGTCCTCTGCGCAATTCTCGCATAGAACTGCATCAAACTTGTTTCCTTCGGCATCCTTGAAAGCATAGCCTTCAATATCCTCGGGCGACATATACAGCGGCTTGCCGCAAACATCACAACAATCCATTTCGACCATTTTCTTCATATTCATTACCTCCTTTTGATGTATTCATTATAGCATGTATAATTCAAATTGTCAAGCATTATTTTTAAAGTTAGCTGCATCTAACTATCCGCCGGGCGAACTTTGTTAAATAAATAACACTTAAAATTTTGTTACAAAGCTCTTGACAACCGAGATTAAGTATGCTATAATAAATACATCAAAAGGAAATGAACTAACGGGTAGACAAGGCAATAGCCAAGTCAGAAAACTCCCGTCAAGCATTTTAATTTATCAATAGGAGCTGGTGTCTATGCAGATTGATCTTACCGAAAAAACTTTGTCTCTGTTTGGCAATACAGAGGTGGGTGATTATGTCCGTTATCCTCGCGGCAGATTATGTTTGGTTGTTCCGCGCTTTATCGCGCAGAATCGGCTGTATAACGCCGTGATGCTCTCGAATGGCTTGCCTGTGTTCTTTTCGGCCGACGAGAAGGTCGAAGTCTTTATGAATGTAAAGTTTAAGGAGTGAACTATATGAGCGATACAACTGTTGTTTTGTTCAAAGATAACGAAAGTGACTCTTGCGATTTGGGCTTGCTAATTCCAGATTATGGAATTATTGTTTGCCTTGAGTGCGGCGCTATCCTTGCGCCCGAGGATGTTGAAATTTTGTACGATTTTAAAGGCGTCGCTTATCTTGAACAAGCCGTTGCGTCTGGTGGTTTCTATGACGAACTGCCTGATGAACTCAAATCACTTTACACAGGTGCAAAATAATCTCGACCCGCTTCGGCGGGTTTTTATTTCATGCGCAGTTAGTCATACCTAACTCACCCGGGAGCAGTTAGTCATACCTAACTCTGCATAAAAATAAAAGGGTCACATTTAATGTGACCCAGCTGATTATCTCACGCCCGCATAATCGAAAATCACAGGACGATTATGCGCTACAAAGCCAATATTCCCGCCGTGCAAATCCGTGATGTGATAATCTTGCATCCAATCCATCAGGCGGTGCATAAACTTCCAGCCATAATATTGTACGCAACGCCCTACCCACTGTTCTTCTTCAATTTCGTAAGGCATTTCATTGATATAGCGCCTAATTTTACGCTTACAATAGCCTTGACGCTCTAAGGCTCTTGCCACCACATCAAAAGTGTTTGTATATTCATCGGTATCATAATCGTACACCAATTCGCCGCATTTGGGTTGAATATAAAAAGTAACACCGCGTGGCGAAGTGTACCATTTTTCAATGGTCAAAAGGATTCGCTCGACTTCATATTCACGCGCTACTTGAAAACGCTCATATTCTTCTTCACAACCATTAGTAGTGGAGTTAATATCGAGCTTGATTGCAAAATCATCGAACACAAAAGCAACGCGCGTCATACCGCTGTGGACTTCGAGACCCCATTCTTTGGCAAAATTGATTGCCCACATATAGCGTTCTTCTTTATCTCGCGGGCAAGTGTTAAGAGCCAAGAAAAAGTCGATGGGAAAATCGGTTTCAAATTTGAGTTTCGTGATTTTCATTGCGTACCTCGCTTTCTTTATTATTAGTATACCACAGCCGCAGTCAAAAGTCAAGTATTATTTTTAGAAAATAGTTAGCCAAGCCTAACTACACCCGGACGAAACATTGTTAAATAAATAACTTTCGCTTTGTCTATTGACATTCAAGAGTGGATAGTATATAATATAAGTACACCAAGAGAGAAAAGAAAGAAAGAGGTAACTAATATGTCTATTGTTATTGATTGCAACGAAAAGATTCTCAACGCTTTTCCTATGATGTCCACTCCCGCGTGGCAGTTCATGTGTACTGATTGTGTTTTTCAGGCGCTCCAAGTTATGAATCGTCCTGCACGATGCAAAGAAATTCGTCAGTGGGTCAATGATAATGTCGGTTTTCCTCGCGGTGTCACTGTCGAGATGATTGCCGCTTGTTGCCTGCGGCTCGTCAAGATGGGACTTGTTAAGCGCGAAATGGTTGATGGCACGATTCGAGAAATTCCGCGAGAAAGTTTTTGCAGTTGGGCGCATGATGTTGAGCGTTGCAAAAAATGTAAAATGTGTCATTTCAATGAGGATTACAGCAAAGTTCTTATGAAAGAAAGCATTGCCTACTACTCTTTGGTGTGACGAATCGGAGTCCCTTTTATGGGACTCCTTTCCGCCCGGGCGCTTGCAACATTTATTCATATTCTTGCACGATTTGTCTATGTTCATCAGCGTTTGGCTGTGCTATACTATATATACAGTCAAGGGAACGGAACAAGAAACCGCTCACAAAGAGTTCCAAAAAAAATAAAAAAAGTTCTTGACAAACGCTTTCGACTGTGCTATAATAAAGATGTTCCAAGAGGAACAGAAAACAAAGTGACTTGCGACTGACTGCAAGAGAAAGAGGTATCTTATGGCTAACACTATGAAGAAGTCCGACCTGCTCTCCGCTATCAAGGCTGACACCCTTGCAAAGCTGAATCTGGAAGCCCTCGGCGCTGTCCAGATTGGCTCTGGCCTGTGGGCTATCCCCTCTATCGACTATGAGGGCAACCAGACCTACACCAAGATTGCGGTGACTGCCGCGAACCCCATTGCCACCGAAAAGGTCGCCGCGTTCGACCTTGACGATGCGGTCGAGAAGTATCAGGCAGAGCTGGCGGAATCCGCCGCAAAGGCCGCAGAGCGCAAGCGCAAGCATGACGACAAGGTCAAGGCTGACGCTGACCGTCGCGCCAAGCGTGCCGCAGAAAAGGCGGCTCGTGACGCCGAAAAGGCTTGATAGAATTGAGGGCGCAGAGATGCGCTCTCTTTTCTTTTGACCCGACTTTGTGAAAAATTTAACAAGCGGCTGCCCGGGCGCGGTTAGTCAAGCCTAACTTTCGTTTTCAGCATATTGCACAAAATTTACTTGAAAATTCTTTCGTCTTTTGGCTTGACAAATTGTATACAGTCTGTTATAATAATAGTGTTCTAAGAAATCAATAGAAAGAGGTTGAACCCATTGAGCAAAAAAAAGATTCGTTGCGTTCTCGACACTGAAACCGCAGGAGGATTGAGCAAGCCCCTCCCCTACGATTTTTCTTATATCTTGTATGAGGGCGCAGAGATGCGCGAGGTTTGCCGCCGTTCGTTCGTCATTAAAGAAATTTTTCTCGATGCTACGCTGATGGATTCGGCATATTACGCCCAAAAAGTTCCTTCTTATTGGGAGGATATTTGGGCAGGCAAAAAACAGCTTGTCAGTGCATATTTTGCGCGAAAGACTTTTTTCGACGATTTAGCGCAGTTTAATTGCAAAGAGTGCTACGCTTACAACATGGCTTTTGACCGCCGCGCCCTTAACAACCTTATGAATTTTTCAACGGACGGTCGTTATAAATGGTTTTGGAAAAAGGGCGTTCGGCTGTACTGTATTTGGAATATGGCCGCTTGTGCGTTCCTTGCTGGGAATGACTATTACAAGACCGCTATTGCGCAGGGCTGGGTATCTGAAAAAGGAAACATTCTTACAAATGCGGAATGTGCCTACCGTTTTTTGACTGGAAATTTTGAGTTTGTCGAACAGCACAAAGGCATTGATGATTCTGACATAGAAGCGTCAATTTTGAAAAAGTGCTTAGCTATGCACAAAAAACTGGATAAAACTCCGCGCGGTGGTGTATGGCAGAAGGCGCAAAAAATCAATCGCCGCAATCAAAAGAAAGTTGCCGCAAAGAGAATTGAGATTCAATCCGAAATTGAAGAACTCGAAAAAGAGTTGAAAGAACTGCGCAAAAAGTTGGCCGCACTATAAAAAGTTGAGCCGTTCAAAATCAGAACGGCTCTTTTCTTTTTCTTTTGAGTTAGGCTTAACTAACTCGTGCCCGGGCGTGGCGCAACATTTGTCCATGTTCTTGATTGATTTGTCCATGTTCATTTATGCCTTACTATGATATACTATATATACAGTCAAGAGAGGAAAGCAAGCGAAGAACTTCAAAAGAAATTCTAAAAAACACTTGACAAACTCCGCTAGCTGTGATATAATAAAGATACTCCAAAGGGGTACAGGACAAGGCGCTCACAGCCAAGAGTGAGAGAAAGAGGTATACTTATGATGAAGCAGTATGAGATTTCCGAAGCCGCCCGC